TCAAACTATCTCCGATAATCCCTGCAATTTTCTACAAAGAGGTTCCCGAGTAAGTGCTACAGGGAGATATTTGTAAATCGTCTTCACCCCCACCCCTGTCACATCTGCGATCTGTTGTCGGGTAGCGCCGTTCTCCAGCATTCTGCGGCACCGCTCCACCACTTCTTCAGTCATTACCCGGCGGCGGCCACCGACTCTCCCCTGCTCCCTCGCAGCGGCTAAACCGGCGCGGGTACGCTCGACGATCAGCTCGCGCTCCATTTCCGCCAGGGCGCTCATGACGTGGAAGAAAAAACGGCCTGCTGGCGTACTGGTATCGATGCTGTCGGTCAGACTGCGGAAATTTACCCCGCGAGCCTGCAGCTCCGACACGAGCGTAATCAGATCACGCACGCTTCGGCCCAGCCGGTCCAGTTTCCAGACCACCAGCACATCGCCCGGTCGCAGCCGCCGTAAGGCGCGCTTTAACCCTGGCCGCCGGGCATTTTTCCCGCTGGCCATATCCTCAAATACCAGCTCACATTCTGCGCGAATCAGCGCGTTTTTCTGTAAATCGAGGTTTTGATCCCCGGTTGATACCCTCGCATAGCCAATCAGCACTATCTAACTCCTTGAAATAGCTGATTGTAAAAAGCCGCGGCCATTCGCTCAAACCCTCGTTTGGGCGAATCCCTTTTTTGGAGCAAAAAACATGGCCGAACTTAACCCGCCTCTGGGAACGACGACGCCTGAAATTTTCCTGGATAACGTTAAACGGGCCGATCGGCTGGTGAACGGGCCAGAGGAGACGGTCGATGACCGCGGAGGGAAACCACTCGATACCTGGCGCCAGATGATGGCGAAGAATGATGAAATCCGGCAGAACATCATCCCTCTCAGTAAGCAGTACATGACACTGGCGGCGGCGCAGGCGGACATCGCGAATATCCCGGTGGGCTCTACGACGTATTACCGCAGCCCGGACGATAGCGCGTTGGCTGTAGAGGTCATGAATGTAGTCGGTGCGTTGGCGGCAACAGGTCGGAAAATGCCAGCTTATTCTTCATTACGTAGAGCCAATATCCTGTTTGATGCGTTCAATGAGTATTCAGCTATTGATTCGAAATTCGGTGCATGGGACTGGTACCGGGGGGCCGCGGTTACATTCAGTACTTCTGACGCCAATATTCCGCTATCTACTCCTGTAGCTCAGTATTCTGGTATATGGTCAGCAGATAAATATTACGACCTCACTCGTCTGCCGGTAAGAGTTGGTGACCAGCTAACCTTTTCCGTGCTGGCGTGGTTTCAGGATGCAGGTGCAAAATTTCATATTTTCTGGATGTCATCCTCTGGTGCAGTTATTTCTACTAAATCGCAGCTTGCTCTGGTTACGGGTATAAACATTCCGGTTATCACAGATGTCATTCCATCCGGCGCATCCTACGTCAGGATCCGGGTTGAAAATACTACGGCAGGGATATTTAAGGTCGGTGCTTATGCTGCTGCGTTAGGAGCTATTCAGCCTGAGTTTGTTCGCGCCACGCCGGATAAAACTTATCTTTCAGCCGTCATATCATCCGGTATTTCGGGGTTAACATCACGCGTCGATGCGCTGCAGGGGGCTATTTCTGTTGGTTATACTTATGCAGCTGCCTGGCAAGTCGGGAAATTTATCAACCCAACTACAGGGGCCATCACTGATAACTCGGCGCTGAACTGCGCAATCATTCCGCATACCGATGGTGATGGCTGGCTGGTGACAGCCCTTGTGACAGGGTCGGCGACTGCTCTGGCCGTGTACATGAACATCGCCGGGATGGTATTGGGTGTTGAAGGGCGGGGAACAGCAACACCGCAGCAGTATACAAATTATCGCCTGAATGTTCCTGCTGGGACTACGCAGATTGGTATCACAGGGCGTAATTCTGCGGAAATGTCCGTTAAAAAATTGGCGGTCGTCGAGACTGCTACTGTGCTGGCCAATATCGATTATCTGGATGTGCGTGTTCAGAAGATTGAAGATTCACTCGTTTACGACTTCGTTAAACAGGATGTCATGATTACATCAGGTGCCTACATCAACCGTGCTAATGGTACAGTGGTGGAGAACAGTGCGTTTGATTGTGCCGTGTTCAGTTATACGACGGGAGACCGCTGGAAAGTCACGGCCCGCGTGAATGGCAGCGGTGTTTCACTGGCGGTCTACATAAACAGCGCGGATACCGTTATCGGTACTGAGGGTGATGGTACGACGGAATCGGTGGACTACACCGACTACGAGCTAACACCTCCATCTGGCACCGCAAAGATCGGGATCACCACCCGTATCGCCGTCCCCATTATTGCCAAAAAATATGTTGTTGTTCCCAGTGGTAGCACGGTCAGTCCGTGGTCTGGAAAAGTCATCGATGTTCTGGGAGATAGCAATGTCGCTTATAACAAATGGCAACCTCTTGTCGCGGCAGAACTGGGATGCACTTTTTTGAATCACGGGGTCGGTGGTTCGAAAATAGCCAAACCGGATAGCTCATCAACGCAAATCAGCATGTGCGACGATGTGCGAATTAATGCCCTGGACACATCAGCAGCGGCGTGGATTTGTGGCCCGTGGGGGACAAATGACTGGGCGCAAAATATTCCGATTGGAACTATCACCGACACAGTAAACACAACTGTTTATGGTGCGCTGAACATCATCGCTCAGAAGTTACGTGCGCGGTCCCCAACAAAACCTATCCTGTGGGCCACACCGTTCAATGGGGACTATGATTCTCCACGCTCAGCGGCATGGGTTGACGGTGAAACAAATGGCTATGGGCGGGTTTCTGACTATGCGGCGGCGATACGCGCCGTAGCATTGCGATATGGATTCCCCCTAATAGACCTTAACGCTGACTGTGGCTGGACAAAATTCAATAGCACCAGTTTTTTGTTAACCGAGGGGGATACAAATCCGTCCCGCATCCACCTCAATGCGGACGCGGGTCCCGTGCGTATTTCCTCACTGATAACCGATCGGCTTGCAGCCCTTCAGAAACTGGTAGGTTAGATACCAGTCCATTGTCGCTGCCTTAAACCTGCTGCACTCAGCCGGGCAAGAAAAATCTGGAAACACCAGGAATTTTCTTGGAAGATACACCGTGCGCAAAGACGCACACAGCAATAATGTCATTTATCACCTTTCCCCCGGTGTGCCTCCGGGGGAGTTTTTTAATCCATAGATAATAAGAACTGTGAAACAGAAACCTTCTCTGCTGAAGTAAGCACGCCCTCCATCAACAAAACCGACTTGATATATTTGGTCGTTGTTTCGTTGTTGTTATCAGTTTTCCTCCCCAGCAGGACGTTATTTGTTCCGGCCACTCGGGTACCAGGGAAAGCAGCTGATGATGATATCAGTGCCCCGGTCTGCGGGTTGTAAATATCAACGGTTACTGTCCCCTGGGTTATCGAGGCAGCAAACGCGAACAGATCACCTACGGCGATAGAGGCCGGGAATGCCGCATAGGCATACCCGGCCGAGGACTGACCATTATTCTGGCCTACACAAAAGAGATTCCCGGTCCCGTTCGTGAAGCCAATTGAAAAGCCACTCGCTGCTGAACCGCTACCTGAAAAATCTGCGATCATATGGGCGTTCAGTGAAGCCCCTCCGGCATTCCGTTTAGCCACACCACAGATTGTCAGCGTCAAAGGTGCTTTCTGGTTTGTATCCAGATAATCAGTATTGTTAACAGAGATATAACCGTCAGCATTATTCAGAGAACCATTGATGACGGCCGGAGCGTTTTTGTTATAGGAGTTATAAGTGATATCAGGCGCTGGCTCTCCAAAATAATAACCAGCGAACGGTGTTGCACTGACATCCGGGAGCCCGACGAACCAGTTTGAAATAGTAAAGTCATCAAGGGTTTTCATCCCCGGTATGACGGGACCGTTCATATCAAGTAAAATGGCTGTAATAGGCATAATTACTCCTGAAAAAATTCTTTTTTGATTTTATTTGTCAATATATATGCGCCAAGAGAGCTCAGGTGCAAACCATCCTCCCAGGCCCCATTGCTGTTATCGTACGTTTTCGGGAATAGCTGATATCCACTAATGAAGTTGACGTTATACTCAACAGCCAGTTCACGCATGACAGCATCGTACTCTGACAGAGCTGGAGTACCAGTTGCATTACAGTGACCCGGTGACACCAGGCAAATACAGATGCCGGGCGTAGCTTCCCGAAACTTTGTAATTATTTCCACCAGTCCATTTCTATATTGCGTCGTCCCCTTGCTTAACCTGAAATCGTTTGTACCAAGGATGACGAACAATAAATCAATATCGAGATACTGTGCAACAGGTTTGATCCACTCAGAAAAATTAAAGAAATCACTTCCTATAGCCCCGCCATTCCCCATCCTTGAAACCGTTACGCCGGAACGCACAGCGCTGTTCTTTCCATACATCCCCAAAATGGATACAACCCCACTTCCCAGGCTCTGAATCGTTACGCTATGGGCTGTTGCGGATAGCCCACTGATATCGTGCTTTTTAGCTGCTCCGGTGTTCGCACCATTGACTGTTACAGGTGTGCCGCCATCAATTGTTATGGTAAACGAACCGGAACCATCATAATAGAAAACTGAAAGATCGGTTGCTGTAATACCGGTCCAGGCCAGAGACCCAACAGTATTGTTATTGTAATACCCATTCCCATCAGGTCCGCATCCATACGGTGGCGGGTTCGTGTTATTACTCCCTCCATCATATTTCGTAAAGTTTGTTGCAACGACAGGCGATATGCCAGCCATGACACCATCAGCGCGGTTAGAGCAACTTATCCAGGCCGGGTCTTTATATATCCCACCAAGAACATTAATTAATGATTGTGGAATCGTGTTTTTTTCGTTCCATGAGTCACCAAAAAATGCGGTATTAACACTCGCTGCCTGCCCACTGAAAACACGACCTTTTTTAAAGTTGAACTTATACTGGTCTCCTTCAATAAATGAACTGTCTGATTTTGCAGAAGCCCCACCGACAAGATTTAAGATATACTTTTCAATATTTGGCCCAAATCCATAACCGTCATACATGCCGTTATGGAACCATGCATAAACATTTCCATTTCTGTCGTGAACAAACGGAAAGTAATTTGGAGAGTAGTCTCCCTGGGGGAGAAATTTTTGTGCCCAGGCGTTAGGTACTGATTCAATGATTGTTCGTGCATTAGCGCCAAAATCAGCAACGTCCCAACGTCCGCCATCAAACCACGCGTAAACATTTCCGTTTCTGTCGAAAAAAACAGGAAACCATGTCGACAGGTATTGACCCGGGACGAGTCGCTGATTGAGCTTTTTGTCGATGGTTTCTTCTGAGGGCAACACATTCCCGGTGGGTACCAGTGTTCCGGCTTCATTTAAATACTCAATTGCTACTGCGTCGTCAGTGCTGCGGACATAGCAAACTGAGTTCACCGGTATCTGACCATTGTTCACGGCTGCCTGTGCTTCCGATAATGTCGAATAGGGTAATCCCAGCGCAGTAATACTTTTGCGGGCGTCTTCAGTAACCTGATCATTTTTCGCCATCATTCCGCGCCAGGTATCCAGCTCAACGCCAGCGCGATCCGGCTCAGTCAGCTCGGGCCCATTGACCAGCTTATCCAGACGCTCGGCGTTATCGAGCAGCACAGCGGGAGACGTGCTCCCCAGCTCCGGGTTAAAGGCCATGTTTTTTGCTCCAAAACGGTGTTCGCCCAAACGAGGGTTTGAGCGAAAGTAAAGTTGAAAGGGATTTTTTTGGTATTAAGCAGCGTCGCCGGGGTATGTGGCGTCGTCGTACTGGTAGAACGATTCGAGGTATTCTTTAGCGGTGACCTGACAGGTTCCGTCTGACTGCGGGGCGATCTCCTCTACAATGGCGTCGTAGACGTGGCGCGTTGAGCCGCAGAACACCAGGCGGATCGGCTCGATGGTTGCCGACGACAGGTCAACCTTCATCGGGTCATCAAACTCGCTCAGGTGCGGGACTGACAGCTGAAAATCACCCACCCTGCTCGCCACCATCAGCCCGGATGCAGAGCCATCCTGATAGCGGATCAGCGCTCGGGGATTTTCGAAAGACCAGTCCAGCGGCTCCGTCACGGTGAACGTTGTCACGCCACCAGCCGTTGTCATCGCCTCCACCAGACAGGAAATCGTGTTGTTACCCGGAATATCATCCGTGAGCACAATGCGATCGCCCGTGTTGTAGCACAGCGCGTCCAGCTCGGTAGTGGTCTGGAACGTCACCCGCTGCTGCAGGGCTTTCATCAGGCGACGCATGCCGATCTGGTAGGCGTGATCCTGATTCAGTACCCCATCGAGTTTGTAATTCTCGATTTTCACCGGCGTGGGATTATCAGGCGTCCGGCATTTAACGGTCTCCTCTGCCCAGGTGACCCCGTTGATGTACGTCACGTCGACACCATCAAAATCATCGTCGGACGGTACGGTAAATCCGCTCTGCAGCTCCTCCACCATCTCATGCGGAGTGAGCACGCCAGTCCAGGGCTTAATCCCCTCACGGTTGACCGTCGCCAGGCCATCACTTAACAGGAAGCGGGACTTGCCGGCATTGGCTATCTTCTGCAGCATTTCCAGCGCCGAGATACTGTCGCCTGTGGCGAAATCGAAATACTCTCCCCGTGGCGTCCAGAACGCAGACTCCAGCGCGTTGATGGTGTCGACATCCATCTCCAGCCCCAGCGAGTTCCCGACATGCAGCAGCGCCCCCGAAATGGTTCTGGCCGCTCCTGAGTCATAGGCGCGCGTGGCCACAACGTTAACGCGACGGTCCGACTGCGCCGCCAGCTTCCCGCCCGTCTCGACGGTCACCGCCATCAGCGACACGCCGGGATAGGATGAAGGTCGTGTCAGCAGTCGCCCGCGCAGTGCCTGCCAGTACATCGAATCCCTGGCGTTGTTTGAGCCCTGCTCATTGCGCCGGCGACAGCGAACCTCTACCAGTCCCGGAGAGCTGAGGGTGATCCGCTCAGTGAAACCTAACCCGTTGACGTTTTTCAGCGCATACTCGCCCTGGTGACTCACCCACCCCGATCCGGAACCGTAGACGCGATACTGAATCTCCCACTCAACATGCCGAAGCCGCTTTTTCCCCTTGCTGTCAAAGCCACAGATGCCGTTCGGGAAGGAGAAATTCACCTCGAACATATCGACGGTCTCATTTTCAGGGCAAACCAGGAATGGTCCCAGCCAGCTCAGCGTGTCGTTAAGACCAGTAGCCTCATAGTCGATCATCGTCCTGGCGGTGAAACCCGGCCATGACTCATCAACGGCACCGTTAACCAGGCGTGCCACCGTCGCCGTCGTGCCGTCAGCCGAGACAATGCGGTATTCGTTGCCACGGTGGGCAAGTGAAAGCCGTTGCACACCCTCCGGCATGCCGGAAAAGGCCGTTCCCGTGGCACTGTTATAGGCAAGCGTAACATTCGCCGTTACCGCCGGGCTGCCGCCGGTTGATGCCGTGCCGGAGGTGTAAACCGGAGCATCACCGAAAACAGCTGCAGGCAGCGAAGAGGACGTGATCGCCCCACCCGCGAACGGACTGGCCGACTCGGTTATCAGTACAGTTCCGCCGTTGTCCTGCGCAACCAGGCCGGAGCCAGTGAGTCCCTCGGTAATGGCCGCCAACAGTCCCGACATCAAGACATAGTTAGCCACCAGCGACACCGGGTAGGTAACCCCCTGCCAGGTGATCGTGAACGTGCTGGAGCTGGTCGAAAAATCGTAGGTGGTCGGGGCCGCACTGGCCTGGACTTTTGCCGCACTCCCCCCGGTGCCGGCCACTGCAGCCTGACCGGGGGTATATGACGCGATAAACAGATCGTAATCGACAGAGTTAAACCCCAGCGTCACCGGCATTCCAACCACCGGCGCAATCTCCGTCAGCAGCGGGCTTGCGATAACGCTGTATCCAGCCGCCGAAGTGATCTGGTAGTTCGCCGGGGCTTTCAGTTCGACCACGGCGCCAGTGACCCAGCTGGGCGGTAGCGCGTTATCGTTCTCGTCATTATCGTCATCATCATCCGTATCCAGCCCGGTAAACGTTACGCTCGAACCGGATACGGTCATGCTGTCTGCGATAATGTCATCTGCGTCCGGCGACGTCTGGGCCATATCCAGCCCGGTGCCGGATGATGTCCCTCCGACCTCCGTACTGTTGACCCAGTTTTCACTGCGCTCATCGCCGGAAACGTCCGCGCCTGGCGGAAAATAGGTGATGTTGAAACCCGGCAGCGTTGAAGCTGGCGTACTGCCAACCCGGATATCGCCAGTGGTATAAATCAGCTCACCGACACCGAGACACAGCAGCATCTGGACGCGCATTTTCGTAGGATCGGCGGCATCAAACCGGGTAACGGGCTGCACCACATAATCTGGGTAGATAGGCACCCGGCCAAACACCTCGCGAATGGCATCACCGAGTTTTGCGGTGTTGGCCCGCGCCGGGTTCAGGTCGAGACTCCGCCCTGTGGATGAGGTATAGCCACCCGTATCAATGGTGCTCATCAAAACAAGCGAATAGGCTGCAGCGGCAACGGAGATACCGATACCGATCCACGCGATTGTGGCGGCCTCCAGCCCGAATGGAACCGGATAAAGCCTGACATCACTATCAGGGCGAATCACGCAGGTGGCCCACTCACCTGGAGGAATTAACAGCCCCTCAACCTCAACGGTAAGCGGTGGGACATCCCGATCCTCGTAGCCTTCAACATTTGCCACCAGCCAGCTGCGAATACTGGTTACACCATGCTCATGCGTTTCGAGTGGTTCACCGGGAAGCCGGGACGGGTAAAAACGAATGGTCATTGCCAGAACTCCACTTTGACAAATCGCCGCTTAAACCGCGGCAACGGCAGAAAGGTGACGTTCGTACCCGGGTTGCATTCCGCCACATGCAACAGACCATCGATACTGACCACGATCCCTACGTGGGTGACAGTCGACCCGGAATAACAGGCCACCCCGGCCCCTTCGCAGGGTTCGCAGCGCTCAAGGGTAAGCATCATCCGGCGTGCTTCCCGGTCGAGGCCGCCGTCGTCTTTGGTTACCCCTGCAAAATCGGGCCAGACGGGTAAATTCAGATCGCGGCGTATCTCGTTCACAATGCCGAAGCAGTCAAGTAGCGGGTAGGCTCTGCCGCCCTTCTGCCATTTAACAGAACGGTATTTATCAGGGTTGAACATTGGGATTCCTTAGCTGATATAACGGAGTCCGGGGAATACAGGGAGCGTGTAGCGGTAACGCGGCCAGGCGGTATCGAGGATGTTCATGTAACCCGCAATGATCTGAACCTCTGTCGCCGTCCAGGAGCCCGACTTGATTTTCAGCGTATACGGCACTGCCGCAGGCGCTGCTAAATCCGTAGAGATATAACTCCGGTACGTCAGCCATGCAGGCAATCTGTTAGCCAGGGCATAGCGGATCGCCGTGGACACAACACCATCGATATTGCACAGGGCAAATTTGAGGTCCTGCGTGCCGTCCGCATTGCGCGCCGGCAGCGCAATGTCTATCGCACAGGCTGAAAACGTTACGGTATCGCCGTTCTCCGTCGTTGCCGTAATATCCTCGTAACCCTGGCACAGGTAATGGACATTAGAACCAATGGTGATCTGCAGCGTCTCAATGATCACCTCCGGCCCGCTGCTGGCGTAGAGGCGTTTAATCTGCGTCATGCTTTGGCCACTCCTTATTCAGCGCAATATCCAGCAGTGAGCTGCCGACGATCCATTCCGGGTAATTACCCCATGGGGCAGGAGCAAGGGGGCGTTCCCATAATTCAAGCGTCGCCGTGTACTTCCAGTAAATCGGGGCCACTAGCACCGGTCCCTGATAAATATCTGTGAAGCGGCATTTGTAAAACTTAATGCCTGACGGCGTCTGCAACTTCATCATGAACCATGCAGCCCCGTCAGATAACGCATCACGGAACCAGGACTCAAACGCCAGGCCCTGCGCATCGGTTTCCATAAACCAGGTGATGCTGGCCTGCGTCGGCGTGGACGTAAAAGCTCGCCTTTGCCGCGCGCGGCCGGTGGTTAACTGGGTTCGTTTTAACGGGCTGACAGGCTGGAATCCGTACCCTTCCTGTAATGGCATAGGGAGGCTGTCATGTGGGTAGTAGATATCAGTCACGCAGTCTCCCGGTAAAGTATCTCGAATAAAATTTCACCATTAACCTCAGGAGGGTATTCATTTCAGAATAAAGCACGATGGAATCGAAGAAATCTCTGATTTTTTGGTTCAGATTAACGAAGATAAAAATCTTATTAAATCGACACAAACACACAAGGCGATATATTTATCAACTCATTTCAAGAGCCAAAAGAAATAAAAAAGCAGCATTATCAATATATTAGTTTTATTGACTTTAATGTGACATTAAATTGTTTCGACACAGCCCATGCCAAAATAAAAAAGGGCGATGTGCCGACAGGCAATATACGTCAATGTGACTGCTTGTTTAAAAGCAACTCCTGAAGAAGAAGCGCAATAGAAACAAAGATCAAAACCCCACAAAAAACAATTTTTGCAAAATCATAGTTAAACACGGTTGTAAGCGTATCATTATTATATAAGTGATTATGCCTATAGGAATAAGTTGTGTAGATGTCATCGCATATTTCAAGAATTCCACCGACAATCAAAACAAGCCAAAGAAATGAAAACTTCACTCGGACCTCCTTACGTTTACGTCTCCTATTGAAGATAAGTCCGCCAATAAAAAGAGGAATCATAAAAGCTATGAAGTCTTTAAATGTAAATGTTAACAACGCTTCCATTAATAAGATCCTTGTGTTTTCTTGCATCTACTCAGATTGTTAGACTTACCTACATAATCAAGTCTCAGCTAATGCAGTTTAGCTTACCTAGGACCGTGTCGTGTATAGTTTCCTTTTAGAGCGTTGCCAAAAGCCCCTTGTGGCATGGTAACCTCCTTTGTGAGTTCACCTTTTAACTGCCTGGAAAGCAGTCGATTATTCTGATTGAGTGTAGCGCTCAACTGCTCCGGAGTAATACCCTGGAGATGAAACTCCTGATTAATCGGCGCGTGTACAGTTGTTTGCCTGCGGTTATCGCTATTAACGTTCTGAACACCAGTACCAAACCCTGTGCGCCCCAGAGTTGCATCAAGCGGTTGGCCATTTCGAAGTGCCTCAAGCTGAGACACGCCGATCCGGTTCGTTGAAGCCTGGTCGAAGACGTACTCACCTTTGTGAACAATACCCGCTGGCTGAAACTTACCACCGGGGCCGGTGTAACCGCCGGAGGCGAAGCCAACTCCTGAAACAGCCTGGATATTTGAGACGATACTGGCGGTCTGCGCAGCGATTGAGGCCATAGCGATGATGTTGGCCGGATAAGGCGCGCTAACTGCACCGCTTGCTATAGCCTGCTGGATTTTCACCATTGAGTCCGCGATAGCGAATGCCTTGCTCGCAGCAAAAGCGACCTTGTAGATTGCCGATTGCTCACCAAACCCCGTTCGCATGATTTCAGCGGTGCTATCAAACAAGGACTGCGTGGCCGCAGATATGATGGTGTTTTTCTGAGCCTCTATGACCTGATTTGCATCCGCTGCACGCTGACGAATAGAGGTCATTCTGGCCTCACCCTCGGCAGTTATTTCACCGGCCTTCGCATAAGCTTCCTCCTGAGCTGCCAGCCAGCGCTGGAGCTCTTGCTGAGCCTGGTCATATTCGTTGATTTGCCCCTGCATCCCCTCAAAAGTTCCAGAGAGTCGCCCTCCTGTGGGTGTCAGGTTTCCTACAACATTACGAACCGTCGAGGGCAGTTGCATATCGGTGTTTTGATAAATATCTGCCCGCGTTTTTTCATATTCACCGGGTTTCAGTTGCCCGGTTGCTTTGGCCTTCTCCAGTAGTTCAAGGCGGGTTTTAAGCAGATCGTTGGTCCGCTCATCCTTCGTCTTTACCTGTTCCTGCATCTTCCGGTAATCGTCCAGGGTTTTTACGGAATTTTGCAGTGCCTCCTGCTGCTTATATGCCTGGAGGATTTCATCTGAACGGGAAAGGATCGACTTCTGGTCAGCGGTGAGCTGCGTTTTAGATTTGAGGTCAGCAATCTGCTGCTCGAACTTGATCCGTGCCTGTGTCGCGCTGTTAAGCTTGTCACTGGCATCCAGCTGGGAATGCATGGCGATAGTCTGCTGGTTTATCTGATCAAGCAGCCGGGTTGCTGCGTCCTCGGTATAGGCTTTTTCTTTGTGGGTCTTAGGCTGCCCAGCTTTTTTGGCCTGCTCAAGTTCCTTTTCCCTTACAGCAATTAGCGCATTGGCCTGATCGATTGCTTCTTTATTTCCTGAGAAAGCAATTTTTCTGGACTGTGCTCTTGCCTCCTTTAACCGGGCTTCTGCACCGGCAACCCTGTCTGCCGCCAGATACTCCTTATTAATCCAGTCTACGGAATTTTTTACCGCCTTATTACCTTCAATGGTAAGTGTGTTCATCGTGGTTTGCAGATCTAATGCCTGGCCGATAAACCTCATCGTAGGGTCAATTGTGCCACCAAGCGCTACGTTTTGCCTACCCTTATCCGCTGCTGTGTAATAATTTTTGACCTCAATAGCTGCAGCTGTCCACGAATCACCTATTTTCAGGATCTCCCGTCGATGCTGATCAATATCAGCATTCAAGGCGGTGAAATTAGCAGAATCCTTGTATTGGGCTACCTTTGTCCTTGCCTCGTCATAACTAAAACCAACGTCGATAAGCTTATTTATTGCTTCGCTCGCACCGTCATTAGTCGTTATAAACATACTACCGACTTCATCGATCGTCTGACCCGTCTTATCAGATATAGCAACCATATTGAGTGCAAGTCGCTCAGCAGCATCTCCATTAGCGCCAAGGGACGTTGTGGCTATTTTTGTGGCAGCATCAATTTCCTGTCGGTTCTGATAGACGGCATAAGTTAGTAACCCAACTGAAGCAGCTGCTACGCTATAGGGATTAACCAGACCCATGACATATGTGCCAACGCCCTTAATCGCTGGCCCAATGCCGCCAAACATATCTTTGAGCTGACCGCCCTGCTGCATAAGAACCATAAACGGTGACTGCCCTGTAGAAAGACCGACAACGATATCGGTCATCTGAGCAGGGATCATGCGCATAGCGTTGGCAGTCTGAGCTGCAGATTGGCTTGTTTTACCCAATTGCGCCTGGGTTTTCTCCAGAGCATCGCGGGATTCTGCAAGTTTACTGTTGAGGCGATCGTAAGCCAGGGGCGACAGCATCCCGGATGTTTTAGCTGTATCCAGCTGGCGCTGCTGCTCGTTAAGGCGACGGAATGCTTCACCTACGGGATCTATTTGGGCCTCAAGACGACGCAGTGCATTTACCTGCTCATCATGTGCTTTTACAGCCTCGCGCTCGGCTTGTGCTTCGCCAGTGACTTCCCGACGAGTCTCCTGAAGTTTTTTGCTGTATGCATCATATTGGGAAGTATTAATTGCGCCCGATTTAAAGGCACTATTCAGTTCACTTTGTTGTTGTTCAAGATTGCGAAGAGCAGCTGCCAGAGGGTCGATTTTATCGAGCATTCTCTGGAATGCATCAGCCTGCGCCTCCTGCTGCACAGCAGCCAGTTTGCTGGCCTTCTCTGCTTCTCGTTGAGCTTGTGCAACACCACTTAGTTCCTCAGTGGTGTCATTCAGCATCTTAGACAGCGAACGAAACTCTTCCTCGTCAATTAGACCCTTATCGAAGTATTTTTTTAGCTCACTATAGCGGCGACCGACTGTATCAATTGCAGCACCAACCGGATCAATGGCTGCTCGTAATTTATTGAGAGCATCTTTTTCATCGTCAGTCGCTTTTGTCACTTTGAATATGCTGGTTACAGCCTTATCACCAGACTGAGTCATCTTATCAAGCGCAACAGTAAGGCTGTCAGCCTGCTTCTCTGCCCCGGAGCTGTCCAGGCGTATCGCTAGCCGTGATTCTTGTTCTGCCATTTACCTTATCTCCGGGCAATAAAAAACCCGCCGATAAAGCGGGTTAGGAAATACTTAAAAAATGATAATCAGTGAAGGCTATCTTCATCCCTCGATTGAGTTACTGCAATTTAACGCCTCCCATAACAAACCGTTTGTCATCTTTGTTATAGGCTTCAAAATTTAAGGATTTCCCTTCATTGGATCTAACGATATTTACTTCACCATTGTCGCCACCAACGCCTTTCATTATGAAGGTAGTTGTCTCCTGACCCGCAAAGGTGTTACTGCTGATATCGCTTTGATAGTAAGCCTTGCCGTCAATAATCATATCTACCATCCCGTTGTTATGCAGGTACAGCTTGGTATGATGCCACTTTCCCGTCCCGGTTAAATCGCCAGTGAGGAATTCACAGTTAAAGGAAACATCGCCTTTTTTACATTCCGACGTTATTTCCTCTTTCCCCGTAGCTATCATCTCAGCAATTGAAGGTGGGTCTTTAGGGGGGAGTAGTTTTGATATTTGAAACTTGTCATCACAGCCCAACAATGCCATTAAACCAAGCCCGACCACCAAAGCCCTTTTCACATCCCTATCCTCATCATTAACATTTGCTCACAGGTTAGCACAGGAAAAGATAGGGACAATGATATGACTACTTCACTTTTGCCTGTCTTTTCTGCTCTTCAGCCCACTCAACTCTCCAGGCATCATCGAGGGCCAGTATTGCTGCGTCAAACTCAATGCGGTCGATCAGGATGGTGCGCGATGCCAGGTAAAGCTCAATATCATTCAGGGAGAGAGGGAGCGGCACTCCGGCCATGCCGGCATACTTCCTGCCGCGCGATATCATGGCGTAAGCGTTGAGGATCTCCCCAGTGACCGCATCGATTTCAGGCTCTGGAATGGGTGGGAGATTTAGCTTCTCCCTGCGCCACTTTGCTTTCTCGCCCTGCTCGCCAGCGAAATCCTTTAGCCACTTTTGGGCCTCTATGGCTTTTTTACGGTTTCCTGAGTCTGCTGCTCCTTACCCTGAGCAATGTTTGCCGCCTCAGCCAGTATCAGCCAGTATAGCGCCGGGTGCTGTTTCAGCATGGCGGCCCCAAGTTCTGGGGTGTAGTCGAGAGCAACCTCTATGCCGTCGACTAACTGACCTACTCCCTCCCAGCCTTTCAGCAGGAACCGAGCGGCGTTATCGATTAGCAGGTCATCAACAGAGTCGATATCGTCCACGCTGGCGAGATTAAAATCCGTTGTCCCCACCTTATAACCTGCGTCCATCTTATCGATGTGGCGACGCACCAGCGCGTTACGTGAGCGATATTGCGGATTCTCGCTGCTGGCCACCAGCAGGCGAAGTTTGAACAGCGATTCTTCTTCCGGCGAGAATTCCTTTTTGCTGCCTTCTGGCTTTTTGTAGGGGTAAAACCAGCGCTCGCCATTTAAATCAATTTTCGGGGTAACAATCAGCATAAAAACTCCATAAAAAACCCCTCCAAAGAGGGCCAATGTTAATCACCACCGCCAGTAGTGGCAGGAACGCGGGTAATAGTTGGCGGAGTATTGGCCGCGGTGATATCCAGCTGAACCTGAACAATGTCAGTGCTCCCCGCATCCGGCCAGTCGCCGGAGATCTGCACTTCCGGGAAATCGAAGGTATAGGCGCCTTCAGCATTCTCCAGCGTGAAGCCAAACGGCACCGTTTCGCCGGTGAACGTTTTTTTGTAAACCTCCCAGGCAGCCTTTGACCATGACAGCGTGATTTGACCTGACGGGGTAAAGGTTGTCGGAATGTTTGCGCCGGCGAACGCCGAACCGGTACCGATGCAGCGCTGAGTCTGCATATTGTTGTTGAACTGAATGTTAAAGGTGTCGACGCAGAAGCCTGTCCCACCATCAACACCATTCAGCCGGATGTTCGTGACCTCCTTGAAGGAGTAACGCTGCGCCCCCGCCAAATCCACCGGTGTGGTGAAATAGCTGGTATCGTCCCCCTTCGTCTCCCAGTCCAGCCCTGCAAACGTAATGGTTGCAGTGATATCACCATCGGCCGGGATTTCCATCTGGAAGGTGCCAACCTGGCAACCGCGGGCAATATGGGCGATCCCCACATCACTGGCAAAAGTCGCCACGGAGAACGTAATGCGACCGTTACCCATCGTCAGCACGTTATTTTGCCATTCGGAACCGAAACAGCTGGCAAGAAAATCATCATGCTGGTTCCAGCGAAACCGCGTGCCGACATCGCCGCCGACATCCACTGTGCCGCGTGAAACACCCTGCGCCATGCGGTCACCAGCGATTTCGTCATTGTCGTTGGTATTCTGCGTTGGTTTCAGACCAAATGAAGAACGACGCAGCAGGTTCCACGCCCCTGCTGTAGGCGTGATTCCTGGCGTTGTCTCGCGAATAAACGCGGCTACTACTTTTGCACCTGAGCTCACAGGAGCCTCCTGTTTTTTGTGCGCTACAGAGCGCGATAAGGAATTTGAAGATTGAGCTGCAACCAGCCATCGGTCTCGCCTGCCGGCACAGCAGAAACGGCGAAATAACTCAGCTTACCGTCGTCCCTGAACTCGAATAGCTCCGTTAGCTGATCGGCCGTCCGGGAGATAAGTAACGTCCCTGAGCCGACCGGAACAAACAGCTGAATGATGAGTAAGCCCGTCCTGTGGACGACCGGCCCGTCCCCGATCTCGGTTGCGCCAGCCTGTCCTGCAATGTTTGTAAGGCGGGCCCAGATATCGCGGCCGCCGGGGTCAAATACCGGACCATTGGGATAATCCACCGCATCAGAGGCAATAGCGGTTTGTGCCGCCATTCGGGAAATGACAGCGTTTCTGATTTCTGTAAGGGTCATTTGTAGGCCTGAATCACACCATTAAACGAGACGGCATAGACGCCTGTCGGCGCCTGCGTTGAGTGGCCATTCTCCAGAGGTACGGAGTAAGGCAGGTTCGACTGGATGTAAATCACCGAGTAGGCTGGCGCCTGGTCAATGATATTTTTGCCATTAAGAAACGTCATTGTCCCACGCGGATCCGGTTCGGTCGGGACGGAATGATCAGGTTCGCCGATGCTGACAAAATGCGATGCCCTGAAGGTTCCTGCGCGATACTCAGCCGGGCGCCTGATATCCATGCTGTCATTAACACGGACTTTCTTCCTGAGCCTTCCAGCTTTGGTCAGGTTAGCAGGATCGTCATAAAGAGATTCGTTCCATTCCCCAACAGCTTTGTTGTATTGAACCGCGGTCGCGTTGATAGCCCACAACTCCGGGTTTCCTACCGGCGACCGTTGAACAATTTCATTCAGCAGTTGAATGGCGATTGTCCGCTGGCGTAGTTTGACTTCTTCGGCCACCAGCCCGGCGAATGCCGCCGGGTCAATGTTCCAGCCTTTAGCCATATCACACCCTCCGCAGTTGAATGGAGTACGCAGCGCCAGCAGAGTCGGCAGAAGCGGTGATGACCTCGTAGCGCTGAAGCTCACCCGTAATAGAATCCGGTGCGGTGATGATATGCCCGACGGCCGGCTTATCAGTCACCTCGTTAACCAGGGCGGTTAGCTTCACATCACCATGCAGAATATTAACGCCATCGATACGGCGGAGTTTATAGCGCGCCAGCACTCCGCGCCCCGAGTAAGTCACCTGTGTTTCAGTGCCGGTTTCCGTTACCGGGTCCCAGGCACCCCGAACGGTGTAGCTTCCGGCGAATTCGTTAACCGCATCCTGCAGATCGGTATCGAATGCTGCGGCGACCTCGGTCTGCAACTCGTCACGAATTCCCATATCACCCCCTCACCAGCCGCACCTGTGACTGACTAACGCCATAGGGCTTAAGCATGGCCAGCGCCAGCTGCAGGTCCGAATCAAGCAATGCCGAACTGTTGGTACCGAGTTCTGCGAAGGTCTTTGAAACAGAAACGTCGTCAGCGTCAACCGTCTTACTCAGCAATACCCCCGAATCAGTTTTCTGCTGATACAGCCCGCCATTTGCCGCCGACAGCGCCGCATAGGCGCCAGCCTGTTTCACATCGTCAGGAATAATGGTTTCGTAAGTTGCCTTATTGCACGGCAGTTTCAGGGTAAGTCCATTCATCCAGGTATTGGCCATCAGCACAGATTTGGCTTTTTTGCTTTCATCTGTCCAGGTGGCACCGAGAATCGAATTGACGTCTTCAACGGTGATGAAAGTGATCATGCATCACTCCATTTCTTTCCAGCCGTGCGCCTTCCAGTTCTCCACTTCATCAGGGTGAACGTTGGCGGTATTGGGCGCACCCGGGAATGCCGGGAAATCGGTAACCATCGCCACCAGCTGCGATGTGGTCGATACGGGTTCGTTGTTATCCGCCTGCGTAGACGCAGTTTGCTCAGCAGCTCGTTGGGCGCGCTGCTCTTTTGTTAATCCGGCCATTAGCCCTCCACTAAAAAAAGGGGCCGAAGCCCCTGTTTATCAGCCCAGCAACAACGCTGAGTGCGCCGACTTAACTGCCGCTACGCCCCAGGACAAACCGACTTCGTAACGCACCTGGCGATACTGGCGGTACAGTGCTACCTGGTAAGTGATGCCAGATACGGGGTCAGTAACGTTCATCACATCATCCGCGGTATCCCCGCCCTGCGGCATTGCCGGGGTTCGGGATGCAAGCAGGAATGCATTGCGATCAAACGCCATGTTTGCGGTGTAGGCGCCACCAGCGGTAATAGCAGTGTTGTCGGCCAGTGCCTGACGTAAGCCAGGAGCAGCCAGGGTGATTGCTGTGGCCGTCGCAGCAGCAACAAGGTATTTATTGCTGTCCCCGTCAAACGTCACGATGTCACCCGCAGCAAAAGCACCTGTGCCGGTATCAATCGCAATCAGAATATCGCCTTCGGCTTTTGCTCCATTCACCAGGTATCCGGCAGCCGGAGATGCAGCGCGTTTCTTAACATGCGCGGATTCGTGGATATTGAAACCTTCCAGTCGCCCCACGATACCTTCGCGCAGAAGCGCATCAGTACCGGACTCGTTTACTTTGAACAGAACAGACTGTTTACCGCGGAGGTTAGCGATAGCCGAAGAACCGAGAACCATCTGCAGATCAGTTGTCGGCGAACCATTGTCAGAGAGAACCTGGCGCGCATTTGCCGCATCCGACAAATCACCTGCAATTCCGAAAGGAGCGGTGCCGGCCGAACCAACAGCACGAGAGGATGCGAAATACAAAGCCGCGAGATCTGCATCCATCTCATTAGCCAGCGCGCGAAAAGCCTGCTTAAACTGATCAGCAAGGATGGTGTTGTATGTCCCTGCGGGGCCCAGCGCCAGTTGTTCCTCACCGTTCCATTTGACCGGGGCCATTTTGGATTTGGTGATTTTGACATCAACGGTGCCGATCGTCTGGTCGCCGTCATTTGGCGCAGTAGCCCCCGGGGTAATATCAACAGTGGTTGCCGGTGGCGCAACTGGCGCAGTAACAGTCTGGTCCTTCGCCGCCGCATCAGCTTTAGCATTGCGCGATACAGCCGGGATAAAACCGACCTGTTCGCGAGATACGGTATCCAGAGCCGTGAAGATAGTCGGGATCAACCCGGTAAGCGTATTAGCCATGTTTATGTATTCCTTGGAGATTAAAATATAGGGTTGGTTGAGCTATCCAGCTCCGGCACCAGCTGCCATCCGGCGACTGGCAAAGAATTAATCGACGATGGTGATACCGTCTTTGAGAGTTGATTGCTGATCTGTCGGGCTCAAACTGGTAAACGCATCGCGTTTCATCGTTTTCTGCCCGAGTGAATGCTGAGACTGCCGTGAGCCGCCTCCCTGGTTGCCACTGGCCTTCAGAATGTGGTCTTTCTGTGGGTACTGCTCCACCAGGAATTCCAGCGCCTCATCAAAGGCCGCCAGTTCGCCCGGTTTAGAGCGGGAATAAATTTTGTTGCCAGAGCCATCATAGGCAACGACTTTGCCGTCCTCGACTTTGAAGGACTGACCGAACCGCGCCTGAAGCATATCTGCCGGAATTGCTACTTTATCTGCGATGAATTTCGAGCCAGAGAACCGGCCGCCGATCATTTCCTGATAAAGCTGGCCTTCAAGGGTCGTCGCACGCTGAGTAGCTTCATCAAGCTGGGCCTGGAATGATTTGGTGATATCCGCTTTAACCTGATCAACAGCGCCTGCGTCGATCAGTTTTTTCTGGTCGATTTTAGTCATCATCTCCAGCGCTTCGAGCGCCTTTGCCGGATCGCCGATTTTGGCAAACTTAGCCAGACCGGCTTCAGCGGCTTCTTTGGCTTCACGATGAGATTTTGCCTCGCCATTCAGAGAGGAGATTTTCCCAACGGCCTGCACAGCATCAAAACCAACTTCCTGGCCGTCATCGTGGACGTAGACGGGTAAGCCGCTGGAATCGACTTCTGCATAGCTTTTGCCGTTAACTTCGACTGTTTTCAGTTTCATGTGGTTACCTTTTCGGTGGTCATCCGACCGTTGCACCGCTCACCATCCGGATCACGGCAATAAAAAAGGCCGCCCGGAGGCAGCCTGATTGAAGACTTAAAAAGCTTTAAAGTCTGGCGTTGCGGAACGCCTGAGCATCCAGGTTACTAAGTTGCTCCAGAGTCAGCCGTTCGCCCTTGTCGTTGTAGAAGTCATCGGGCGACATGCCGCCGTCACGAATCAGCCGGGCCCGGGTTACGCCAACGATCTGGGACTGTCGAGTGAACGACTGGCGTGAGAACCAGCCCTGATAATCGGTATCCGAAGGCACCTGCCCGTCCATGCTGGCACGTGAGCTATCTGATATTTGCCCAACAGCAATACCGAGCTCATCAGACGATTTCAGGATGTAGGTTTCGACGCTGCGACAGCAGAAATGGATTTTCCCGGGTCCCTGCAGATACGGCACCTTATGGCCGATCGGCTTGTTATCCAGTGTGTACTTGAGGCGGTCGCGAATCCGACAGTCTTTTGATGTACGGTTATCCAAAGTGGATAACCACTGCTTACCCTTCAAAATGTCATCGTTCGCATCTGCAAAGCTTTTCCTGGCCGTAGAAGCAAGATGCCCCACAGCCGTTTTTGCAATACTGCCGGCATTGGTTCGGCTCATCTGCAGCGCGCCATCCTGATAACCACGGTTAGCATGACCTCGGACCTTTCTGGCGATTTGCTCATGCGTATCGCCCAGGAGAAAACCCTGCCGCACTGTATTGGAAATTCTTGCCATCCTGTCAGCTTCAAGGTTATCTGCCCACTCCGAAAGCAGGCGCCCCTGAAACGGCTGTGCCATCGTAGCTGCGTAAATGGCATCAGGTGAAATGCCCACCAGTGGATGAAGCAATAGAACATCATCAGGGATCGCAAACTGGAACAGGCTCAGCTGAAAGCCTGCTTCGTGCTGAGCGAGTTGCTGCAGCTCATCAGATAGTCCCGCGTACATTGACTGCACAGCCTCGCGATTGAGAGCTCTGACACTAACGAGCAGCGCTTCCAGTCGCGACACGGTAAAGCTGTCAGCATCCAGGCTATCCATCGCTACCAGCAATCTGGCTGTCAGTTCCGCATCGCTGTCATTCAGGATTTTTATCATCCTGTTTGCAACACTGGTGCTGTACCGCGCTATCCATATCGCATGCGCTATCGATTCATCCTGAAGCTTGTCATTCGCCGTTGCCATTTGCACCATCCGGGTTACTCAGTCCGCCGGCCAGCGTGACCTGCTGATTTCGCAGCTCGTCGATTACCTCTTCGGGCTTCGCATCCGGATCGATAAATTTTAGGGCCTGCAAAACGCGAACAGCATCGACCTGACGTATATCACCACCCTGGCGGAGCGACTGAACAGCTGTTGCAGCTGCGGCATCAAACGTCTGGGCTGAAACATCCAGTTCGGTGCGTACATCGACATTGCCGCCTTCTTTCTCGCCCAGCCATTCCGCCATAATCCGCAGGATATTATCGAGCGCATCCTCAAGCGAACTTGCCATGGTGTAGAGAGGTGAATTCTCCTGCATCCGCTCTTCGTGAGTCTGGTCTAAGGATTTAGTCGATGTGTTTTCCGCGCGCAGCAGTTTTGCGCCGGCCTGACGCATCTGGTTTTCCAGATCCTCAAGGGAAATCTTACCGGCTTCAATCGCAGCCCCGGTATGCTCGACATATTCCAGTCCCTGCCGCTGTCGGTCATCGAAACGAGTCGCAGAGGAAGAACCTATCGTCAACGTTTCGCCATCAGCCAGACCGTAAGCCACCAGCAACGGCACGCGAGCGACATGAAGAATGTTGTCCTGTTCACTCTGACTCTGCCAGTGCTTGATATTCAGTAAGGCGAGATTAAGCAGTGGCGGTGAACCGCGCATAAAGCCTGTGCGTTTCGTGTAAAGCGTCACCAGGGGAATATCATCGCGACTGGTTTCCCACTCGTCGTGAATCTGCCACTGGCTTTCGCCGTTTTCACCTTTATTTCGGCGATAAATTTCAACCTTGCCCGGCATGATATGGCGTATTTGCTCAACTTTTGTTTGCCCATAATCATCCCCATCAACAATGATGACCTCTCTGATACGCAGATCGGTCAGCACCACTTTCCCTTTAACCACTTTCGATTTCCAGCCGATGACCTGGCGAGGATTAAGCATCGTGGCATACGGGCGGGATCCCGCGGCTTTTTCGTCGGCTTTAGTTTTTACTGCCTCCCGGTCAATTTTCGGGAAATCCACCAGCGCATGTACCAGACCATACTGGAATCCGATGCTGAAAAATTGCTGTGCCCAGACATCGAGCCGGTTTCCTTCCATATCAATATCTGGCGACAGCTCCCGTATTTGTTCAGGAGAATCCTCACTCAATACCGTCGGCTCAGCAAACACTCGCCCGATGTTTTGTTTAATGGCCTCTTCATAGGCAGGGAGTAACGTTGCCGAAGCCAAACGCTCCTTATAACTTTCAGGATCTTCGTTCGGCCATTTCGGGAGATACTTCTTACCCTGCCGGCGCATTTCCAGCGTACCGCCCATCAGCGCATCATTAATATCCCATGCCTCAACCATGTCGTTATAGTCGAGGTTGGGCGTTGAAATATCAGGCATGGTTTTACATCCGCAGTTGGGTGACTTTTCCAGTCGGTTTGATAATCGGGAATTGCTTCACAATGAAATACCCACCGGCATCGTTGGGGTGATCGTTATCCGCCGTTTTATCCGGCTCACCGTTTTCGCCCCAAACCTGTTGCTCAAGCGATTCGGTGTACACCGGGCACCGCTTTACATTCACTTTGTAGCGACGTTCACCGTTACCATTGCAGAACATGGCATTCATCGCGTTGATGCGGTCTTTCACTGGCGGGTTTGATGCATTAACAACCACATTGAAGCCGGCCTGCTTAAGCTGAGCGATATCCGTGGCGCTGGCATTGCTGGATTTGCGGGAATCGCCGGAAGCGTCCGGGTAAATATAGATTTCCCGCACCTTGCGATAATCGTTGCCGTCGTACAGCCAGAACCGTTCTTTGATGATGCGGATCATGTCAGGGGTGTCGTAAGCCTTCACAATTTCATTCACCGCAAACGGAAGCCCCAGACGTAACACATGAACAACCCCGGCCATCTTCCCGACGTTGAAATCCATACCGATATACAGCGGCTCACCGGGTTGTTCTTCCTCCCGGCAGTTATTCAGCTTACGGTCAAACTGATGGTAAATCGTCCCGCTGGTAAGGTTGGTGAACTGGCCACGGAGATAAGCCTTGATCAGCTCCGGCGGGTATGACTCCATCAGCGACGGGATATAGTCCGGCGGCAGATTCTTTTCGTTGTCGAACGTCGAGGCCTGCACCAGGCCGTACAGCGTTGAGAGAGAAGGCTTATCGCGTACAGCCTTTGCGAACTGCTGATAAACGAATTTAAACCCTTCCGGCGTCGTGGTGACGTCGATCCCGTTACGAAGACCGGCCACGTTGTAACGCATACGAGCAATGATTTTTCGCCAGGCTAACTGCGCCTTTTTGGCGGGCATTACGTCCAGCTCATCAATCAGCGCATTACCGATTTTAAAACCAACAATGGTTTGCGGTTTCTCCATCGAGCGGCAAATCGTCGTTCCTCGGTACTGGCGCCCGGCGTAGAAGTGAACCTCTTTGTTTCCCTCGTTGATTTTGACATTCAGCCCCCAGTCGTGGGCCACCTCCTCAACAGTGGGATAAAAGATGTCACGGATCTGCGGATACGTTGGCGCAAAGTAACCCTGGTTGATTTTGGGGTGTTCCCACATCCCTTTGCAGATACCACCACAACCGACCCACGTCTTACCGGAACCGAAGCCGGCGACATAGGCCTTAAATTTGTACTGCATCGCAAGGAATTTGGCCTGAGGGATGTTAAGCGTCGGTGCTATCGCCATCCTCTTCCCTCACTCGTGCATCGACTACGTTGATATTGATTGCAACTGGCGTTGGTTCGTCATCCTCCGGGTCAGCAGCCAGCTCTTTGCGTAATTTTTCAACCTCCAGCTGCCGGCGCTCAATTTCAATCAGCTGCAGACGCTGGGCGAACTCGCTATCAGCCAGGCCGAGCCGTTTCATCACCGCCTCGTACATGCGCTCGCGGCTAATAGCTGTAATCTCTACGCCATTCTTCCCAAGCTTCACACCTGAATAGGCAAGCGCAGCATCAGGCGCCAGTTTGCGCGTATCGGCGAAGAAAGGCTGGCCGATGCCGTCACCATTGCATCGAGGGCATTCAGAGTTAGGTGCGCTGGTGTGGTCGTAACCGTAGCCGCCATCATCCAAAGGCTCTCGACGTTTCCGCTCAAGCGCTTCGAGTCGCTTCTCTTCGTACTCAACAGCGTCACGCCATTGATACTGGTGACCGAAGCCCCAGCAGTAACGACAGCTTCCGCGACGATACTGCGATAGCTGGTTGGCATCAAAGGTGGCCAGACGCCACATCTGCTCAAGCACTTCATCAGCACTTCCAAGCGTGCGCACAATGGATGCTTTCTGCTGCTGCGCAATAGCCTGCGCAACTGAAGTTTTCTGAAGCAGCTGATAACCAATTTGTTCAGCAGTCTTCTTGCTATACCCGGCTCGAATGGCGGCCTGCGTGGCGTTGTTGTCCTTCAGGTATTCCGCGACAAATGAACGTTGTTGATCGGTGAGGCCATCATCATCCACCAACTCTTCTGCGCACTTTTCCTTTTGCGCAGTGCGCAGTTTCTTCTGCGCAGGTTTTTGCGCAGTGGGTTTCTTGATGTATCGGCGGGCGGTAGCGTAATTCAGTCCTTGCGCTTCACACCAATCCTTCGGTGATACGCCGGTTGCAGCATGATCGGACAGGAACCGTTGCTGAAGCTCGCCCCAGTCCGGTTTTGCCATGGATTATTCCTATTTAACGTGAGGGAGAAAAAGGAATTACTGATTCTCCATAAAATATTCACTTTTATGTTTTGGAATTAAGGCTCTTTAGTTCAGGAGTTATTATGAAAAGAATTATGCTTGCTGTTTTTGTGATCTGTGGTGCGCTGTCACTTTCAGGATGTATCCTTCCCCCTGGTCCCCATGGAGGCGGACATGGTGGAGATCACTTCCATGGTCCTGAGCATCGTTAATCGCCTGAGGGCTTTCATTTTACAAATGATGAAAAAGGCCGCAAAAATATGCGGCCTTTAGTTACTACCAGCTAGCGTATAAAGAATCTCTCAGGAGCCACCCGGGAGAGGTTCATCTATACGGCTAACTGACCTCTGCCGTTCTGGTGTTGGCAGGCAGAGACGTTATGAGAGTAGTGAGTATTTCAAAATTCACCGGGATAAACAGACAATGATGTCAGTTACCCCGTGTAACTGGTAATTGGTGATTGATTGAACTGTCAGCTCAGACGATTTGTCTGATGGTCATTATCACAGGCACTCTATGAACGCCTGCTGTAATGCCTTAGCTGACCTGCTCAGCGGCAGTATCAAACAGCGCCAGCGCTTCGGTCGCTTCCTGGATTGCCTTACGGGTCTTCGAGACAATCTCACTTTCCGTGAAAACACGATCGAAAGAGTCAGCGAATAGCTCAGACTTCAGATAGCTGTCGCCTACCCAGTCAATGGCTAACTTCGCCGCTGCAGTGTCGTAATTCACTTTCTTGATAATATCCAGGCGGATTTGCTCAGATGCGGTGATCTCTGACATGTCTTACCTCTTTGATAAATAATACATACAGAAAGGCCCTGTATTAACAGGGCCTTTTATCGTCAAACTTTAGGGAACCAACGCTACAAGCCAGGTAAAGTAATGACACCCTGACTTTATACTAAAAAGTGACTCATATTAGAGCTAATGGTGATCATCCATAAAACCAGCCTGCGACACCAAGGAACATAGCTGACAGAAAACAACAAATTGCAGTTTTATGCATCAATACACCGTAAAAGGCGCAAGATATCACGACAAGAAGTACAATAAGGACAGGCCACATACTAAACAAAAGAATAGCATATGACTCTGAATTATTATAAATATTATTTTGCACTAGCATCATAATCCTTCTACGGTGTTTGAAAGCATTGCAATGATGCTAATTTTAAATTCCAACAGCGAATTTATAATAAATAGAAACCACCAAACCAACGAAAAATCACTCTTACCAAACAAAAATCATTATCAAAAAGATTCAACTACAACCCAAATATTCAACCCGTGTATATAACGCTGCACCGGAACACAAACAAATACACCTTCATTTAAACTTACTGACTTTATTATACTACCCGCAGGAGGAAAAACATCCCCACTCCCAGGCAACTTGTTAATTTGTTCAGTACCATATCGATAATACTCTGGAAGTTGTGGAAGTTTGCACTCAGTCATAATTAGCAGCTCATTTTATAAGAACTCAATGTAGCATACATGATGAACTAAAAAACCCACATTGCAAACAATATATTTCGTTAAAGTGAAAAACATTGCTTCGCGAGGAGATTTTTTTGTTCACAGCTTCTCTTACCCTCTAAATTTCCTAAGGTTTTACCTAATATCTTAATTTTGAAATGGTAGAAATATTATGAAAGTTACAGACGTACAATCCATGAAGCATACACTCGCTACGCTTGTTATATCCGAAATGTTATCTAAACTAACTTATGACTTTGCTCTGCCATGACAAAGTCCACTGTTCTACCCGTGAGCTCAGGGATGAGCCACTTCCTATAGTGTCAGACCATCCATTTTTTCTCAAAACCAGTAGAAAAACACCTCGAAATCTGACTAAACTCCGACATTGGCTGCCCCTGCAGCGCCCCGTCAATTTGTCGGATTTACTCCACGGGGTTTTTTATCACCTGAAGCTGCTGGGCAAAGGCTCCAAGAATCCAGCCCACCAGCGGTACACATTCCCGGCATCCAGAAGCAGGATACCTGAGAGATGTTATATCCTTCGAATATATGAGGAATGTATCGTAAGTAGTTCTATTCAAAGGTGAGTTCATCAAGCCTTAATGGTTTTCTTATAAAAGCCTTTTGGCATTCGATTATGAGTATCTGCCCCTCGCACAATGAGCAAAACACAGGAGAGGATTTACCGGAATCACCATTTCCACAGGTGAGCTCCTAACCCCATAAATAGTGCGCCCAACCGTGTTATCTCTGATAAATTACATAAAAGACCTTGCGTTTACTTACCCGTGGACCTCAAGGATGAAGCCATTTATTTAACTCAATGAGCAGAGGTAATGCTACGGCAGTTGGCTTGCACTGCTTTGTTGTGCGCCAGAATGTCGCGCTTGGTCTGCATATCCAGCACGTCGATATCGTGGTCGGTCAAGTAGATGACCCTCACCCAGTTGCACGCCGTATCAACGACTACCGGGGCGGGTGAAGTGCTCGCGCAGCTCCCGATCAACATTGTTATCAGGCATATGGCTAACAGTCTGCTGTACATCAATGGCCCCTTTCACAACTTCCGCCTTACGTTCTGCCGCGGCGACGGTGGCGGCGGCATTCTCTTCGGTACGCTGCAGATCGGCTTTGGCTTCTGCCTTACTGGTACCGCGAGCATGACCAATACCGAACGCGCCAGCTATAGCGCCCAGGATGACGACCACCAGCCCAGCAATAATTTCGAAGCTCACTGCTGCGGCTCCTTCAGTTCTTCGGCCTTAGCTTTCAATGCTGGCTGGCGTACGTATTGCGAAAGCACCGCCAGCACCACCAGCGCAGGGCTAATCAACGCAACAATGTTTGGAGGCAGAATGTTTTTGATATCCGGCGGCAGCATCGCCCAGGCGTGCAGCGCAGCATCCGGGAACGACTGCGCCCACACACCAACCAGCGCGCCGATAGCCCCCAGCTTTACAGACCACGTTTTCAGCAGCAGGCTGGCATGGGCAACGAACTCCAGCCGGGTATATTTGCGCAGCAGTAACAGAACGAGCACAGCCACCACCACGAGCAAAGCGAAGATGATCATATTCATAGCACGCGCTCCTTAACCCAGCCGTAGAGGAAATCCTCGTTGGCTTCGCGGCCCTCCGCCAGTTCGAGGTATCTGGCGCCCTGGCTGCAGTTCAGCGCACGTAACAGAACCTGTTCCCCCTCTTTCCCGCGGGCTGAAAGATATCCCTTAAGCGCAGTGATGGTTCGGGGACCAATGGCGCCATCTGGAATCAGATCGGGATACAGCTTTCCGCGCATATTCAGGGCAGTGAGCCAACGCTGAAAGAACTTACTGGCGACGCTGGGCCCCATGTTCACGCCAGTGTCGCAAAGCTCATCCGCCAGTAACGTAGATAGAGCTGCCACCTGGTCAAACCGGGGTCCGGTCCAGTAATCGCTCAGCAGGATTTGCTTTGCTGTTTCCCTGGGCAGGTTTCGCATATCACCGGTGTAGCCATGTGCACGGGCGGTGGTTTGCGTGATGCCCCAGCGGGTCGGCCCGCCTTTATCCGATGGATGATCGACATAACCTCTCTCTTTGCCGAGTATCCCCTCGATAATCTGGTCTGCTGTCATTGTGCTTTCACTCCGGTGATTCGTTCCCAGAAATACGTGAGCGCTACGGAACCCATAGCACCACTGATACCGGCAGTGGCCAGTATCATGTAAATACTCAGGCCACCTTCAATGCTGATGAGCCCACCAATAACCCCGGTAAAAGCCGAAACCACAATCTGCGCAAAAGCATTTATCCAGCTCCATTTTGCTTTGCCCTGCTTTACATCCATCAGGAATCGGACAAGGCCGCCCCAACCAGCAATGATCAGCAGAGCCAGCCAGGTGATTCCGGCCATGCTTTCTTTGTCTTGCATATGCTTTGCCATAGGTTCACCTCCGGGTTAACGGGGTGCTGTGAGTTTGATAAGGATCAGGACCGGCGGGAGAAATACTCATCAATGGTGATTCCGGGTACCTGAAAGAAAAAAACCACCTGTGCGAGGTGGTTGGGAAATTCAATACGAGCTATGTATCAGTGGATAGTGTATGGTTGCGGACCATTCATCAGGAAATGTCATATGCAACAACGCAAAAACTCAAAAAACAATCGCAACTACCTCATCAAATGTACCTGCCCTAACTGCATCAACCAATCAGAACATAGTTACACCCGAGTCCAAAAAGGTTCTGCGCTGATGTGCCCCCACTGCAGTAAGATTTTCACTCAAGACAAACTCCCTCTAGCTTAGGCTTTACGTAATCATAGTATCGGTAAAGCATCCACTGCTGTGCCCGTCTTGATTAGAAAAGTGAGTCCGTTAGCTATATTCCGCCAAGACTGGTGACTGAACTTTTGACGTGCAGGGCCCCAGAAGACAGCAGGCCTACCGTAATGGAAGGCCATAAGGGGTTATGCTGCATGTGGGGTGCCAGATAACGACAGGTAATTCTTCGGTCAGTCATCATGGCTCGCGCTGAGGATTCACATCTTAGTGTTTACCCCTTCGCCAGCCAGATGAAGGTATAGCTTTTTTTGATTTTTTCTTTTAGCTGTTACGAGGAAAAAAAGAAGCCCGCTGAGAGAGGCGGGCTGAAGTTGGCATTTCAAGGAGCAACGGTAAGAGCGCGCCTGATTGTCCGAGCTACCGATTTACCAGGATGCATTTGTTTTTACCGTTACGTTCTTTAAACATAGAAGGGTAACTGTAAACAGTAAACCCAACATGAATCTTAAATATGTTTAGTGGCAGTGTGGTGCCAGGTGCCTCCCGGTGAGCATGCCCCAGTCGGCATGGCCCGCGCTGCATTTACAGGTTTCTGTAACTGACTGGTCGCCCCTCCGCACAGGGGGATTCACCACATCAATACGTTATGTTGCAAACATAGCTTACGTCAATACACTCTCTTCGAAAGTCGCATTTGAAACTGCTACCTTCGCAGCGAACATTGCTATTGAAGAGCGCCTAATCTCAGGCATAAAAAACCCGCATTTTATGCGGGTTTCTGACTTCGCAGTTTGGATTATCTAAATGCTGAGTTCAGAGAAACCTCAGCATCAGGTTCGTGCGTAATTCTGTTTCTCAGATCCCGGCGAATTATCTCAATGGACCAGAACCACACCAGGTGTCCAAATATTTCAGAAACGTTTTCATACCATGGTAGTTCGAACAACGGTGGGGTTAGGCCCATAAGCGGAAACGAAATCATATGGACAAACAGTTGTGCGAGTGCACCAGCAAGCAAACCCTGCCACAGCTTAATTTTTGGAAACACCTCAGCAACGACACAATACCCAACCGCGAACACGATGGAGAATATGATATGTGTTACGCCTACCCAGTTAAACACATGTCCGGCGAAGGTATAGACAGCCGCATTTGGATCGGCCAACCCTAACCAATCACGCAGAAAAATATAAGGAGGGTTAAGGAAGTTTCTGGAACAATCAATCTGCCCGGCAGCTCGAATTAATGACTCTGGTCCACAGGCACTGGTAAACATATCGACAGGACTACGCGGTGGTAATGGTACTTCAGCACCCCATTTAACAAATGCTGAAACCACCCCAGAAATAAGCCCGATAAACAATGCAACACCATAATGCCGTCTGCGAGGTTCGGTTCGCACAAAAATATCTTTTAACGCCATAAGACCATCACTTATAAAGAATATTTACAGTTCCTTAATATTCCTTAAGTTTGGCGCATGGCATTTTGATTCAGATCACACTTTATAGCCGATTTCAGGCATTTGTTTTCAAAAACACAAAACCCTGCAGTAGCAGGGTTTATAGGAATGTTTTCGCTCAGGGGCTTTATTCCACGATTTAAAATATACACGACAACTTCGGACAAAATCAAGCATCGTGCGCTTAAAATGCAAAATAATGCGACCATTTACTCAATCAGCTGTTGCTCGTTGAAACTCTTTATCTGCCCTCTTCTGTTCCCTCCAGCATAGGTCCACCAGCGCATCGCAGAAAGGTTTCCAGTTGCGCGTCCATGTTCTGATGTGCAGGTCTGGGATAAGCGTCAGAATCGCTTTGTAAGCAGCAGTAGACGGCATCGTTGAAAAGCCATTCCCCGAACAGCGCTCACAGATTTTATATACCGGTGCTCCCTGCTCTTTTGTCGCTTTGCGGTCCAGAACCCGGCCAGAACCACCACAGCGGCAGCGAGCGTTTACTTTCCCCTTACCGTCACAAGCTTCACATTTGGCACTGACGATGACTGTTACTTCAGTCCACTTATCCCAGTCGGACGGACGGACAGCACGGGATTTTTTCGCCCAATATGGAGCTTTGCCCCACGGATTAGAAACTTTGCGTTCCGAGGTAGTGGTTTCAATCAGTCCGGTTCCATTGCATACTCTGCAGACTCCCGTTGTTTCCGCGGACCGGGAATACTCCACAAAGGCAAACTGCGCCAAAATCAGGCAACAGCGCCCCAGCTCTTTAGCAGCTGTTTTGCGTACGTTCTTCGGTGCGGTTTCAATCGCATACCGCGCTAGCGCCTGGACGGCCAATTGCTCATCTGTCCTACTAATGCCAGCCTTTCCGAAGAAAGCGGCCAGGCCGAAGCGCGCACGACTGCTGGTTGTACCGATGGCCGCCATAACATCTGTTCCGGTCAGGCGATTTGGTGTTGTGCTTTTCACGTCGTCGCTGATGTGCATACCCTGAGGGCTGAAATGTTTTAAGGATGCTTCGAGTTTCATGCTTTCAGTAACCCCTCTTGTTTCCATATAGCCAAAGTTCTGAGCACGCCTTCGGCATGCATCAGGCGCAGTTCGTCGCGGGTGTAATCAGTGGTTTTCTTTCTGCCATCGATGAGATCGTGGCAAGCATTACAGGCAATAGCCGCCTGGGTATCGTCCGGCTTGCATCCAGTTCCGCAGGTACCCGCCAGGCGATAATGCGCCAGTACGCTAGTTTCAGGATTGCCATTGCAGTACCCGGGGATCCGTACCGTGCATTCGCGGCCTCGGGCCGCTTTGCGAAGGTTCGCCATACTCACCCCCACATCCTGTTGCGCCAGCGAGAGTCTGGCCGCGGCGGATTTTTGTCCTCCACCAGCTGCGCGCTGACGGTCCATGTCATAAAGTCTGGGTTTAAGCTTCGTTCGACCTTTACGCCCCGCTGGCGATATCTCGCCATCAGGTCGTCGGCCTGCTGCGTTGTGCATTCGTGATGGTGAAACCATGAGTATTTCATCGGCATCACCCCGCGAAGCTTAAAAGCTGGTTTGCGGCGTTCTCAGCTTCCTGCAGGCTGTTGAACGAACGAGAGAGGATCCACCGCCAGAGAACATCCAGCGATGCTTTGTACAGTTCCTGAAATTCGCATTCGTCCATGCTGGCGAAAGATATGCTACGAGGGTGTTTTTTCAGTGTACCGTCCGGCAGCTGTATGGCGTCATAGTGGCCGGCTTCAACGATGACCCACGCCCGGTAAGCATCGAAAGATTTGCAAATACTGATATAGCCGGATCGCTTCTCGGCTATACGGTCGAGATATTGCCCGGCGGCATCAAGTAACGCCGATTCACTCCCGCCATATGCAGCAAGGAATTTGGCGTAACCTGTGATAAGCCTGCGCTCATTAGACGAAATCGCCCCGCCGGTAGGTTCCCAATATTCAAAACCGAGATTGAGTAAAGCAAAGTAACGGCGGTGAAACGCCGGATTGCGGACAAGCTTAAAGTCGGCCTCCAGAACGGCGCCGAGCTTGCATTTTGATTGCAAGAAATCGCTGGTCTCCTGCGTGGCAGGGATCAGTAAACCTTGTGACTGCTTTATTAAGTGCAATTGCGCCATGGTTTCTCTCCGTGGCGCAGTAGGTCAACGGTTGTTCAGGCCGTTGATTTCATATTATCAGAAGGCGGGATAACCCGGTAGCCGAGGCGATGAAGAAAACTGGTCATTGCGTTGAGATTAAATACTCCCTCGTCCTCAAGCAGTGGTCGCATAGAAGTAACACCATTTGCCGTGTATACCAGAACCCGGCCTGCTGCCCTGATGCTGCCAATAACTTCACCTGTAGAACGTTTAACCAGATCGTAGTACTCATTACTCTCATTGCGCATCCCTACCTCCCGGAAGCAAATCATATACTGTGTTTTTATACAGTATAAATTAATGTTAAATCACTTACATGTGAAAATTTCACGGTAGCGGAAGATATGATGGCAGATGAAGATCACCCTACAAGCCACTATTTTCAAAAGAGATTATCACAATTGAAAGTTTGGGAGTTTTGTTTAACTTTCATGGCTAACGGAGTGAAAAGTTTTGCGCGGTTGTCGACGGCATATTTTGTGTATCGTATAAGCCCCTATTTACCAGTGCAAAAAAGAAAACCCGCCGAAGCGGGTTTTCTCATGCTGCCTTACCATTTCTCTCTGTCAACTTTGGCAAAATTGAAAGTAGAAGGCTATCCAGTTGTATAGTCTGGCAGTTTAGAAGAGACGACTACCACTGGGTAAGTTGCATTGACGCCATACTCAAGTAGTGAGCTAACCCGCCAGGCATTAACTAACCACTTTATTATGGCTACATCGAACATTTATTTCAGAAACTTGTTATACACGAAGAACTCAGTATCTCGCACAAATCCATTACGCTCATACAACGCCTGTGCACGGATGTTATCTGTAGCGGTACTAAGCATAATAAATGCCGAATCGCTCTCCTTCGCCAGTTGCTCAGCACGTGAGATTAGTTTGTGTGCCACACCATGCTTCCGAGCTGACTCATCAACGAAAAGGTCATAAAGCAACCAAATACGTTTCATCTCAAGAGAGCAAAATAAAGGATAGAGCTGCGTAAAGCCTACCGCTTTCCCATCAACCTCGGCGTAAAAGATCACGGACTCATTAAGCTGAAGGCGCTTGAGAATAAAATCTCTGGCCTGCGAGGCATTTTCTTCGACCTCGTAGAAACGACGGTACCCGAGATACAGGGGAAGGATAGTATCCACATCATGTGGTTGAGCCTGGTAAATCTTCATACAAAAACCTCATAACTAATGAGTGTATAATTGTATTACAAATAATTTTTCCGATTTGTCCTTTTGTGGGCTTAAGTTCACTTTTCGCCCCCCCATTCTCCTGTTGGATTAATTTTTCGCCATAAAAGATAAAACCCGCCGAAGCGGGCTTTATCATGCTGCAATGTCTTTTTTCAGGCACATCTCCGGCAAATTAGCCCTCACCAGCGCCTCAGCGAATGGGGGCGGAACGGCATTGCCGCAGCGTGCAACCTGCTTATCCTTCGCATACTTCACACCGCGGTAATCCTGATCGATGATGTACCACTCCGGGAACCCCTGCGCCCGGTAAAGCTCATGCGGTTGCAGCATTCGCATCCCGATATCAACAATGCGGTAAGTCACTCCGCCGATATTCACCATCCCGGTGCAATCCTCCCCGCTGTATTCCTGCAGGAACGCCAGCACTTGCTGCGCGCGCTCTTCGTCATAGTCCTCGACCGCCAGAGTCGTTTTAACCTCCCCTACGTGCTGCCCGCCGGCAGTGATAGTCGGCATCGGCTCGTCAGTTGTCTGGCCATCACGGCAAGTACCGCGCAGTTTGACCAGGTGCGATGTCACAAGAGCGTGATGATCGACGGTAGTCACTGAGTGAGCTGGCTTATCAAGCGCAACGCCCGGACCGGTGTAGTTCCCGCCACAGTGTTTCGCCAGGAACGCAGTTGTTACGGCAAACTTATTGCCCCCAGCTGTAACAGTACCCAATGGTTTACCAAGATTGAGAACCCGCGGCGATTGCCCTACCCGCTCGCCATACCCCATCTGAATAAGCGTAGCGGTGACAAACTGAGACTTACCCCCACCACCAGCGGTAATCGTGGCGCTAGGCTCATCTGCCCGGTGGCCAATGCTTGCGCCGAACTGGCGGGCGATAACCGGGGCAACCACGCATGCTCGGGATTGCTTTAAGATGGTATGAACTGGTTTGTTGAGTGGACGCGGTTTAGCCTGGTACTGGCTACCACCATTTCCAGCCATAAACGGTGCCAGAGTAGGTACCGCCAACGCGTAACCATGAGTTTTGGTGATTGTCTGTATTGGTGAATATAACCCCTGCCCACGGAAACAATCATATTTACCGCGTGTCGTAGTGTGGTTGCATTTAACGATGAATGGGTTATCGCTATCGACCACAAATCTCTGGATACCCCGTGCTATACGCTTCAACGTGTTAACTGCAAGCGGCTTTTTGCGGTCAAATATCGATGGTGCAGGAATGGACCAGTCGATGCATTCAGCAGCTGTCCGCCATGGCGTCAATTTTCCAGCCTGCACCGCCGGTGATTCCGGATCCCCGTGAGTAGCTTCTGGCCAGACTATCGGTTTCCCGTCCCTTCGCATCACCATGAAAAAGCGCTTACGAATAGTTGGTGCACCATAGTCGCATGCGCGCAGCTCGCGATAATCGACGTCATAGCCCAGCCCGGTAATCAAGCGCCTCGCCTGTTCGCTATCCGGCGACAACTCCAGAAACTCGCAGCATTCCAACAACGCAGGGTGATCCGCAGGAACTCCGGATGTCAGCATGCCGACGAATGCCAGGAACGTTTCGCCAACACGGTCCGGATCCGGACGCATTTCCGACGCCAGTAGTGGACCCCACGTTTTAAACTCTTCAACGTTCTCCAGCATCATTACCCGCGGACCAACATCCAGCGCCCAGCGGATAACGATCCACGCCAGCCCACGAATCGCCTTTTCAACTGGTTTAGACCCTTTCGCTTTGGAAAAGTGGCGGCAGTCCGGTGAGAACCAGGCCAAACCAACACGGCGGCCAGCGGTCGCGACCTTTGGCCTGACTTCGTAAACCGACTCGCAATAGTGCAGCGTGTCCGGGTGATTAGTAGTATGCATCGCTACAGCGTTTGGGTCATGATTAATCGCAATATCCACACTGCGCCCAATCGCCAGCTCGATGCCCGTTGAGGCGCCGCCGCCGCCAGCAAAGTTATCAACGATGATTTCGCTCTCTCTCACGCATATTTCTCCATGGCACAGGCCAGCGAACCAGCCGCGGCGATAATTGACGGTACCGGCATTTTTTCCAGCCACATACGATTGATATGGTGCTGCAGTCGGCGCTGGTGGTGCGCCGGAAGTGTCCCGGCGTTTTCGATCTGAGAGAAGACCATACTGACTTCCGCTGGCCATACTGTTTCAGGTATGTCCACCAGCAGTAAGCTTTCCAACTCCAGAAATCTCTTGGTTGTATATTCCAGAAGTGGATCGGCCATTCTTATCTCGCGTCCACTTTTGACGAACAATATCCAGTGGGTTTTGTCATTCCTTCCAGTGCGCTGAGAAATTGCTGGTTTCTCATTGGTAAGAGCTAGAATTTCGCGCACAGGGATCTGAACTTCGTTCCACTTAAAAATTAAAACGCCATGAGGCCGCAGCACGCGAAAAGCCTCTTCAAAACCTGCGCGCAGGTCATCGCGCCAGGTGTCTTTGTTCAGGCGACCGTATTTCTTACTCATCCAGGCGTTTTCGCCCACTCGTTCAAGATGCGGCGGGTCAAACACGACTATGGGGAAAGAGGCGTCAGCGAACGGCAGCGCGCGGAAGTCGGCGATAATACCCGGTCTGATAACCAGGCTGCGCCCGTCGCACAGAGTGTGCTGCTCGGAGCGAATGTCGGCGAACACTGCACGCGGGTCCTGTTTGTCGAACCAGAACATGCGGGAGCCACAGCACATGTCGAGGATGGTTTGCTCAGTCATTTGGCACCCTCGCGCAGCTGATTGACAAAAGCGACGATCGCATCATGAAACTCAATTGCTCCTGACGTACGTTTTTCGGCTTCTTCGTAGCTGATATCAAGCCTGTCCATAACACAGTCAGTTTCAAGATAGTCAGAGCAGGCATCAAAAGAAGCGGTAATCGCATCAGCCTTAATCCCGGCCAGGTAGGCATCGGTGGCGGGGGTTTCAGGCTTAAGTACATCCAGAACGGCGTGGATAACCTCTGTTTCATTTTCAACCCATGACCACTCTGAGGTTTCATTCCAGTCATGATCCATTACTGCGGTTTCCAAGAATGCATCGACTGCTTCGGATGGGATTTCCTTCTGGATAAAAACATTCTTCAGCGCCACATTCTCCACAGCCAGCGCCTTAATCACCGCCGCGACCGACACCGGGCCATCCTCGCCGCAAACTTCCATCATTGTTTTTTCCCATACGCGCTCTGCATTCAGCGCCGCATTACGCTCCGCAGCCAACTTATTCATTTCGATGCTACGACCTTTCCAGCCCTCCCACATTGCAGCCATCATCATGAACCAGACATTCCCGCACCCCACTTTCTTTTCGTTAAAGAACCAGGTAACAAACTCAATGCTCATCTCGTTTTGCTGCGCAATTTGTTCGATTTCGTTACCCATGAATAGCCTCCTGAACATCTAACACTCGCTGAAAAACAGGGCTGCCAAGCAGGCTGTAATTCACCCCCGACGCTGCCTTTGGCACCATCCCAAGCCGTTTCATGTCAAAGTCGATGATGGTCCGGTGATCGCGGAACAGCCCCAAACGGCCATGCAGGACAACCTCGCCAGTCGCTTCTGCTTCGGAAAAATACCGCTGGACAGTAGCGCGGCTCAGCCCCAGTTTTTTCATTGCCTCTGCGGTCGTGAGTCGCCCCTGATGTCTGGTGATCCGAATCACTGCGCGGACGTACTCTCTGCGCTCAACTGCTGACAATGCTCTAGCCATACATACCTCACTTAACGACGCGCAAATGGCGTACGTTTTTGCGATAGCTGTCCCATTCAAAATTCACCCACATGCCGCCATCCATCTGGAGTCGGTCAAGGATCCGTATGCCCAGTGTTTCCCTCAGCGATTCATAGTTCAGGTTGGTTAGGATGCCGACAGGTCGCATGGAGGACAGCCGGCGATCGATAACCTGATTCAGGATGACTTTTTCACCGCTGCTTCCGCGCTGAATACCCACCTCATCCAGAATAAGCAGGTCCACATGGCACAAATCATCCAGCAATGACGCCTCTGACTGCCCGCCGTCATAACATTCCCGAACACGCAGCATGAGATCCGGAATGGTTACCACCAGCACAGAGCGGCCACCCGCCAACAGGTGATTTCCGATTGCCGCCGCCAGATGATTTTTCCCGGTGCCTGGCGCTCCGCTGAATACGAAGCTCGCAAACCCTGAGCCGAATTGCTGCGCGTAACTTTTCGCCATCGAGAGCGCCCGACGCTGGCCATCCGACTCAACCTGATAGTTCGCGAATGTGCAGCCGCGGTGCAGATCCTGAATTCCTGCACGTCCAAAGATTTTCTCTGCACGTGCGCGCTGGTTTTGTTTTTCCAGTTCCTCACAGCGCTTACGGCCTTCTTCGGCTTGCCAGGCAAGCCATTCATCAACGCTGCCGAATTTTGGCTGAACACCAGGGGGAATGAGTTTTTTCAGTCGTTCCAGTGCATTCCCGGTGCCAATCATGTTTTTCATCGCTACCCCCTGAATCCCGATGGGATGGTTTTGTCAGGTTCCGAAATCTGATTGGGATCTCGTGCGCCTGGCGCCTGCTGAATCGCCCACGGCTCGCTGAAATGCATACCAGGGCCAAAAAACGTTTTCGCCTGTTTCACGTACTGCGTGTTCAGGATTCCCTCGGCTTTAACGAAAGCCGCGTAACGTTCCACGCCGGAGAGAATTTCCGCCGTAGTGGTTCCATCCCTGATTCGGGCATTCCAGGCTTTGAAGGCATCGGATTTGCTGTTACCCCCTGCCCGCCGGGGATAAACCAACCAAACCTGCTCGAACTCATTCGGGTATATTTTTTGGGGTTCAGGTATTTCGCGTTCGTCCTGGTTCTGATCGTCTGGGGGTGTGGCGGAGCCATGCCCCGAACTATCTTCTTCCTGATCCTGTTCCTGCTCCTGATCCTGTTCCTGGTTAAGGAACGGTTCGAGAACCCTTTCGGAACCCTTTAGTTTTGCGATGCCGATGTGGGATATTGCCGAGGCTAAAACCCGCGCCAGCTCTGGCTTAACCGTAGATGTGTCCGGGACCTGATCAAACAAACGCAGTGCTGCAATTCCCTGGTTTGGGTTTTCAACTGAATTCCAGGTCAGAAAGTTACGAATTAGCACCCATTTCGATGACGAATCGCGCGTTGCGAAACCGTTAGCCGATAGCTCATCAAACCCTTTCGAAACCCTTTCAGGAGTCCATGCTAAGTCTTCCGAAACATATCCATCAGGCAGCCGGAAACACCCAATCATGTTCGTGTGTTGCCCGGTGAGCAGGTACAGCGCCAGCAACCTGGCATCATCCGATACCCGGCGCATTCCATCGCTTATCCAAAATGATGTATGCACCTTGCCGTAATCACGCATAGAGACCCCGTTGTTGCTTAAACTGGTGTGTTTTCATCACCAAGCACCCACAGCAAAGCCGCTGCGTATTCGCCGCTGGCGGTTTGAAGTTGCTGGGTGATTTCCTTACGGGATTTGAGACGCGGCTTTGTGTCGCCGAGGACAGCGCGCTGACGTCGAGCTTTCTCGTGGCCAGTTACACCCTCTGCCGCTGCCTCTAACTGTTTGACCGTTTCCCGTTGCTTTTCCGGTGGCATATCGACCAGTTGACGCGCTTGAGTGACAGTGACTTTTCCAGCCTCAACCGCCGCCTGGACGGCCTGCGTAGCATCCAGTAGAGCCACGGTTGCCTGGACCGTTTTTACGCTGCAGCCAAAAAGCAGGGCAATGTCATTTTCGTCATGACCATATTCCATCTGCTGAACCATTTTTTTGGCCCGGCCCAGTGGGGTATCTGGTTGGGTTATCTCGTTTTCGCTGACCATGTATTTGGCCATTTGAATTGCTGAGCCGCGCTTAGCTATACCGGGTACAGGCCAGGGTTCCAGCCCTGCCCGTTTTCTCCTGCCGTTTGCTTCCTTAACGTTCTTTACGCGCTGCCGACCTGCCACCACGCAGGTTTTTCCGGACTCAGGGTCCTTCCACACGATAATGGGTTCGATTACACCGAGTTCCATGATGTTGAGGATCACCGATTCACTCAGCGGCAGGTGTACGCGCTCGTCGTATAGCGGGTGTGATATATCGGTAACCAGGTGAAGACTTTCCGGATCGAAAAAAAGCACGTTGCTTTTGCCGCTGGCGCCATAAGCGTCTTTCGAATTTTTAGCCATGGGCGCCCCCGTTATTGATATTCAGTTGGTGAGTGTTCATAATTTCCCCTGTGAATTGATCCAGTTAATTCGCAACGAAAGCCGTTGGTGTTGCAGCACCGCGGCTTTCACCTTTTTTGATATTCCCCATTACAGAGCTCCCAGCATTGAAGTGACAATGGCCATCAGTGGCGCTGTTAACTCCGGGTCTATCCGGAACATCTCGACAATTCCCTCGCTCAGTTCTTTCAGCTTCTGATGGCGTGGAGCCCCCACAGCAACGGCAATCTTTGCTTCGCTGGTTTCTTTTTCCAGACGAGCCAGACGGGACATAAAATTGTCTTCGGGCATCAGGCGATGGCGAAACTCCAGCGGAAGAACGGTCATGATTGCCGGGGTAAGAAGGCGAACGTACTCGCGATAGCGTTCAGACTCGGCCGGGTTGTCCAGGTAGCGAAAAAGCTTTTGTCTGGCTCGGCTGATGTCATCAGGAAACGCGATCTCCTCGCCGCCCTGCTGTCGCCACTCATCGATGATGTGTGCCGACACAACGTCCTGCCCTTCAGCTGCTGCCCAGGCGCGAACGGCAGAGCGAATTGCGTCGTGATCCGCCTCTCTCTGTTGATTACGCTTTATCAGAGCGTCAGTGTTGAATCCGATATTTTGTTGAAAGGGAAGTGTTTGCATGTTCAGCCTTCCTGTTTCGGCAGGCCGTCAGTTGGATTCGGGTAGAGATCCGGGCGAAGTTCGTGCGGGGTGACGCCGGTGATGTTGAATATCGGCAATACCCGGTCGTGAGGAACAACGCCTTTGTAGCGATTCTTCCAGCGACTTACCGACATGGGTTTAATGCCCAGTAGGGTTGCCAGATTGCTAGCTGTACCTGCTTTTTTGATGGCCTTTTCTAATCCGTTCATAGTCGTCTCCGGTGAGTATTCACATCAATTAAGCCTAAGACTTAATTAACAGTCAAGTCTTAGGCTGATTTAAATTTATAAGCAAAAGGCTTACTCTTCTGATATGACTGAGAAAAAATTACTTAACCCGATTCTCGTAGAGCGCCTGACAGAACTAACTCGCCGCGGGATGACAAAATCTGATATGGCCAGGGTTGCGGGAATAACGCCGCAGTCCGTTAACGGCTGGTTCAAGAAAGGCGCCATGAGTAAGGAATCTGCGCTTGCGGTCGCAGATGCCGCCGGGGTGTCAGTGCCCTGGTTACTGGGAGAAGAAGTTAATGAAGGGAGTGGGCTAAAGCCCGACGAACAGCGTTTGCTGGAGCTTTATCGCCAGTTACCCGAGGAAGAGCAGCAGAACATTTTGCGAATAGTGTCTCTGCGGCTGAAGGAGCTCGACGAACTATATGCCAAGTACATGGGGCGGCGGATTAAGGGTGATACGGAGTAACTGAAAGTATAAGTAGGCGAGGATTGAATAGTAATTATCTTTGTTCAGCTCATTGTTAAACCTGGTTTTTATATCTTAAATAACAAGGGATTAGGATGGTAAAGCTATGCTTCCCACCCCTTCTTTCTCCCGGATTTCATGACCTTGATGATGCTCAGGTCAAATCACTTTGTGTGGATGCTTTTCCGGAATCCGTGAGAAGGAGTATGCTATACTGTAATTATATACAGTTAGTGAGTGATATAAGAAATATCAATAAGCAATTTAATTGTTTTATTGAGGTGTGGGTAGATGGATCATTTACCACTGAAAAGCCGGAGCCTGATGACATTGATATACTTTTAGTAATTGATTCTAATAGACTTAATCTTGTTCCTGTGATGTTTCAACCACAGATTGAGAAGTTTTTAAACAGGCAGTACATTAAGCATAACTATAAGATTGACCTGCTATTGTTAGAACATGGTAAGGACGAGGACAGAATGCATTGGAGGGGGGTGTTCGGGCATGACAGAGAGGACACACCTAAAGGTATAGTGAGGATATCATTATGAACAGTAACAGTAATATGACCGCTTTAAAGGGGCGCATAAAGTTCGTTCAGGATAAACTCGACTCAATGTCCGCCAAATCGGAAATGTCCTTTGCAGACAGACTCATTTTCAACAATATGGACTCCTATCTTAGCGATCTTAAAGCAGAACAAGTTGCAGAAGATGCACGCCATCCATTGCTAGATTTTATGGAGCTAAGACTGAAAGGTGTAGTTGTTGACCTTGGTACAATTCCATTAGAGTTGCTGGGGGTGATATCCCATAACCTGGCTGCGCTTGTCCAGCGCGCTACCCACAAGCTTGCTTCCGGCAAAGACTCTCATAAGGTTCCTTATGACATAAAGAGCTCATTGAATATGAGGCTTGCTGAATTATCACCGGGCTCAACTCGACTTGGATTAACCTTTTCTACCGGTGATTGTGAGCTTGTGGAAACGGTATCAAGTAAGGCAGTGAAGGAGATTATTGGGCTGCTGGACACCAATGACGCGTCAGTAATGATGAACCAAATAGCCGAGATAGGTTATAACTCTGCACAAAGCCTAAAAAGAATTGTCGAGGAGTGCGATAAAAACCACGTTGATTTTGATCTGTCATGGATTGGCCCATTTAGCGATGGTGCGCGTATAGTGAAAGTAAGCTCCAAGAAAATCAAAATGTTAAGCGACCGTTTGGCATCAACCACCATATCGCAACCAGTTACTGAGTCTATCGTCGGAGTACTGGCATCATTATCAAAATATGGCAAGATGGATATTGAACTTGATGGTGAGAAAATCAAAGCTTCATTTCCAATAGAAATGTTAGATGAAATACAGAAAAGTCATAAGGTTGGCCAACAGGTTTCATTGTCAGTAGAAGTAACTGACATTTACAATGAAAACCTTGGATTACATCGTAAAAATTACCGAGTTAAATCTTTGAGATAGCGTAAACCCGGCCATCGAGCCGGGTTTTTATTGCCCTACTCTTTTGGTAGCCACAGAACGTCAATAGCCAACTCCACAGCCAGATCGACCTGGTCTTCCTGCCACAACACCTGAATCATTTCTATTAGCGCCTCTCTTGACGGCTCGCACTGCTCAACCAGCAGCTGCATAACCGCTATCCCGATAACCTGCACTATCTGCGGGTGCATCTCCGCGAACAACTCATCATCGTACCCCATACATACAGCCATCTTTTGGTGATTTTGTGAACATAACACACTGCCACCCCCATAAAAATTAAGCCATAAACTTAATGATGAATAAGTTCAAGACTTGACAAAATTTAAGTCCAAGGCTTAATATCAACTCACACTACAACCCACCAAGGCATGGAGCCCACGAAGTAGCTGCCGGCGGCATACGAATCACCGGATGAGGTGGAGAGATCAACGCGCAGTAGGTTTAAACGTTCCGCTGGCCACGTAATGGCTGAGGTTGAAATGAGTAAGCAAGGCATCAGAGCCATGGTCATTTCAGCAGTAATTGGGCTCTTCATCTGGATCGCGCTTTTCTGCGCACTGAGGGAGTTATTTACATGATTGATTTCGCACGCAAACCCGCTCGTCAGCAGGCTGTTCGTTTAAGTCCGCTGTCAGCTTTCATCCGCCGGGTGTGCTACATGCTCGCGCAAAAAGGAGACCCTTCATGAGCACGATGTTTGCCCTGGTTCTCACCGTCAGCATGCTGACGGGCGGTAATCAGGATGTCCTGCTCGGGGTTTACGACACTGAGAATGACTGCAAGGCAGCTGCAGAAGAGCAACACGTGAAAGCTGAATGTTATCCGCTGAAAGGTGTACTGGACGAGCATCCAGCCGGGTTCACGGTGCAAATGTAGGGGGAATAATGCAGAAGAAATGCGGTTACTGCCGCAAAGCAATCGAGGGAAAACCAGTGGTAAGCACCCTGTTGTACCTCCAGGGGAACCAGCTCGCACGGAAAGAAAAAGAGTACTGCTCTGAACGCTGCGCCTCTTACGATCAGATGGCGCACGAGAGCTAACGTAAACCCGCCGAAGCGGGCTGTACGTCCGGTGCCACCGACCAAAGTTACACCGGAAATTACCAAAACCAATGACCACCCTGAATGGGCGCTACCAATGGCCCGGGGGATTCTACATCCAAAATAGAGGCTATCACATGGAATATTTTTATCTGATAAAAGCGACTCAAAAATCGGGTAAAGCTGATGCCGTAATCTGGCGCACTAATAAATCAGAAGCTCGCGCCCTTCTGCAACTGGACGTCGATCTGGAAGACGCCGGGATCGAAACAGGCCGCGGCAAAGACTATCAAAAACCAATTCGCACCGATTTCCCGGTATTCAATGACCTACCGGCGGAGGGTGTTCTCGATTACTCATGGTGCGAACGCTACCAGCTCGGCGATGATGGCCGCACCTGGGCTCTGAAGCCAGGTCAGGCGCCTGCGGATCATCACATCGATGATGCCGGAGTATCCGCTGAGCCCGTTAGTGGCGTGCTGGTTGATGCCAATACTACTGGCGACGCGGCACAAGGTGAGACCGTGGAAACTTTCGGTAGCGATGAATACCAGGACGATTCGAGCGCGCTTTTTAACGTGGCAGACCTCCCCTTTCGCGCTCAGTTGCTGGCGCAGTATATGGCAGAAGAACGCCACGTTTATCATATCAGCATGCCTCACCGGCAGGAGCTGTCAGTTCTTGAAATGGACACTGATAACGCAGCCGTCCAGGATCTGATTCTGGCCGCCGAGAATATCCCTGAAATCAAAAAATACGATATGCCGGCGCTCTGGAAATTCACCAGTGCCAATAAAAAAGTATTCCCGGAAGGGAAACGGCATGAGCTCGGCAAGCGTATCCAGTTTGCAAAGCTGTGGTTCGCCACGAACGTGATCGACCGCGGCATTCTCACCAGGGAATGGGCTGCCGGTAACTGCATTTCATCGGTTTTGAAAACTGATGCAGGAACTAATGCTGGCGGCGGCAATAAAACCGATCGCAATCCTGACTACACCCATACCCTTGATACGCTCGATGTAGAAATAGCCCTGGCCACAATGCCAATGGATTTCGATATCTACAATTTCCCGGCATCTCTTCACCGCCGGGCCAAAGAGATCGTCCAGAAGAAAGAAAGTCCGTTCAAGGAATGGTCGGCAGCGCTGCGCAAGGTCGCAGGCATCCTGGATTATTCCCGCGCAGCGATTTTTGCCCTTATCCGTGGCGCCACCAGCGATATTCACCATTTCCCGGTAAGTCTGCAGACCTATATCAATGCGAACCTGACCGAGCATAAGCATGACGCCCCTTCTGCTGAGACGCTTGAAAAAGCTGGTCATGTTTCATCTGCCGCCGTCACTCTGGACGCTGTGAAAAAGGCTATCGATGGAGATGAAGGTGTGCCTGACCTGGAAACTCTCCCAACTGACTTTCAGGTAATTGGCACCGAACTGGTGAAAGAAGCTCAAAAGAAACGTCCTGACGCTAATCAGGTTCTGGCCGCCGAACGCGGCGAATATGTCGAAGGTATCAGTGACCCCACGGATCCAAAGTGGATAACCGAAGACCTGACCAAACCAAAACAGCCTGAAGTTTCAAACATGGGCAATGGTGTTTTTTCGATTGATGGTCTGATGGATAGCCAGCCAGCACCAGCACCAGCACTTTCTATCGTGGACCAGGCGCGCCAGCGCGCTGCAGAAGAAAAATTACATCCAGCTAATTCCGGGGCAACCACCAGCAATGTGCAGATGGAAACGGCTCAGCCGGTCGAAGACGAAAATGATAATGCGGTATCAGCAGGCGAAGGCGCTGATGCAACTGCTCCGCAAGCAGATGCCGTGAACATGCGCGACATTCTTGCTGAGCGCTGCCCAGACCTTACCGCGGCAGTTTTGAAGGGCCAGCAATCAGCAACTGCAGAAGAAGAGCATGAGCCAGAGCCGGAAGCAACAAAATGGCCTGAATTCTTCGAGCCCGGTCGATATGAAGACGTGCCAAATGAGGTCTACCACGCCGCTAACGGTATCAGCTCCACGATGGTTAAAGATGCGCGGGTTTCGCTGATGTATTTCGAGGCGCGCCACGTATCCAAAACCATCCAGAAGGTACGCTCCCCTGTTCTGGATATGGGAAATCTGGTGCATGCACTGGCGCTGCAGCCTGAGCAGCTGGAAAAAGAATTCAGCATCGAGCCGGAAATCCCGGAAGGCGCTTTCACCACGACTGCTACGATCCGCGCGTTTATCGAAGAATACAACAACGGGCTTCCAGTCTTGCTCAGCTCAGATGACATCAAGAGATTCCTGGAGGAATACAACGCGACCCTGCCCACCCAGGTTCCTTTGGGTACATCAGTTGAAGAAACCGGTCAGGGTTATATGTCTTTGCCTGCTGAGTTCCAGCGCATTGAAGACGGTCAAAAGCAAACCGCTACCGCAATGAAGGCATGCATCAAGGAATACAACGCTACTCTGCCCGCCCAGGTGAAAACCAGCGGCAGCCACGATGCCTTACTGGAACAGCTGGCGCTTATTAATCCTGACATGGTTGCTCAGGAAGCACAGAAGGCGCAGCCGCTGAAAGTTTCAGGTACTAAGGCGGATCTGATTCAGGCCGTGAAATCGGTTAAACCGGTTGCCGTATTTGCCGATGAGCTGCTGGATGCATGGCGCGAGAACCCGGAAGGAAAAGTGCTGGTTACCCGCCAGCAGCTGGCTACGGCACTGGCCATTCAGAAAGCACTGTTGAATCACCCTACCGCCGACAAGTTGTTGACGCACCCGAGCCGTGCCGTCGAGGTGAGTTATTTCGGCATTGATGAGGAAACCGGGCTGGAAGTTCGTGTGCGTCCTGACCTTGAGATAGACATGGGCGGCCTGCGCATCGGTGCGGACCTTAAAACCATCAGCATGTGGAACATCAAGCAGGAAGGCCTGCGCGCGAAGCTGCACAGGGAAATTATCGACCGCGACTACCACCTGAGCGCAGCAATGTACTGCGATGTCGCCGCACTCGATCAGTTCTACTGGATTTTCGTCAACAAAGACGAAAACTACCACTGGATCGCCATCATCGAGGCATCCGAAGAACTGCTGGAACTCGGCATGCTGGAATACCGCAAAGCAATGCGTGCCATCGCGAACGGCTTCGACACTGGCGAATGGCCAGCGCCGATTACCGAAGACTACACCGAAGAACTTAACGATTTTGATGTGCGCCGTCTCGAAGCGCTGCGCGTACAGGCATAAGGGGGAAGCACCATGGAAAATAGAAACATAGCGGTAATTGATCAGCAGGCACCCAGCACAATGAATAATGGCTCGTTACTGCTGAATGGCGATGTCATGGATCGCATGATGAAGATTGCTGATGTTATGTCCCAGGGTATTTCTACTGTGCCCAAACATCTTCAAGGTAAGCCATCAGACTGCCTCGCCATTGTCATGCAAGCCGCGCGATGGGGTATGGACCCCTACGTAGTCGGTCAGAAAACACACGTTATAAATGGCACTCTAGGATATGAAGCTCAGTTAGTTAGCGCGGTACTGACTGCCACCGGCGCAATACGGGGGCGATTCCATTATGAATATCGTGGCGAAAAGGATCTGATGGAGTGCCGTGTTGGCGCAGTCATTAGCGGAGAGAAAGACATTACATGGAATGAATGGCTCTGCGTTTCGGAAGTAACAATCAAAAACTCGCCCCTGTGGAAAAGTAACCCAAAGCAGCAAATTGGCTACTTGCAAGTGAAATACTGGGCTCGTGCCTACACACCATGGGCGATTTTGGGGGTCTACACCCCTGATGAGTTGGAGGAACGCGTTGAGCGCGAAATAAATCCAACCCAGCGAATGACTGTTGATGAGATCACCAGCGAAACAGGCATCCTTGCCACCGCGCAGGAATCAGCAACTAATGTTGACGCAGTTGCAGACGACCTACGCGACCGCATTGATACCGCAAGCTCTGTTGACCAGGCCAAAGCCATTCGTGCAGACATCGAATCACAGAAAGCTCTGCTTGGTACCGCCCTGTATACCGAACTGAAGAATAAGGCGGTGAAGCGCTACTACCTTGTTGATGCAAAGAACAAAGTTGAGGCAGCCATAAATTCACTCCCTAACCCCGGGGATCCGGAAGCAGAAGCATTATTCGCGAAGGCAGAAAGCACCTTGACCTCATCGCGCCGCCACCTCGGTGATGAACTGTATGACCAGTTCCGCATCACCCTGGACGACATGAAACCGGAATACGTGGGCTAACCAGATCGGGAGAGGAAACTCTCCCGATAAAGGAATGTATATGCGATTGATTAACCGAAGCAGACACTCCCCTCTGGGCCGCCAGGCGTGCGATGCCGCGCTGGCAAAACACGTTGAGCTTTATGGAGCTTACGGGCGACAGAAAACGAAGAGAACTTATACGGTGGTGGTTCAAGGCTCAAAGATCACTGTAGAAGTTGTTAACAGAAAAAGTAGCTATGTGGCCACAGCCATGAGCTGCGCACGCCGGCTACACCATCTGCCTGGACAATGTAACTAAGGGGTTTTTATGACTAATACATCTCATAAATCAGATGAAATTTTGATAACCGATGACGTTCTGTCCAGATACAAAATATCGCGCAGCACACTCTATTTCTGGAGCACCCCATCCCGGATGCCCTCTTACTTTGCTCAGCCATTCCCGCAGCCTAAAATAAATGGCAGCCCTAAAAGGTGGAGACTTTCAGACTTGCTGGCCTGGGAAGATAACGTGGGGATCAAACCAGAGGCTGACCAACCAGCTTCTCAAGGTGATCCTGCCAAACAGCAAGCCAGTGACGCTGATCATCCAGATAATCATGCAGGTTATAACGTGCCATGA